CGCCCGCCTCGCCGCAGAATCCCCGCAAGTCGTTCTCCGCAAGGCACTCCAAGAGAACCCCGAGATCGCCGGAGGGCTGATGGGCGCAGGAGGAGTCATGGGTGGGGGCATAGCCTATGGGCTATTGAGTGACGAGTAATGGCTAACCCACTGCGGTCAATAGACGACCTTATCCAAAGGGTGGCCGCAGCCGCGAAACCGCGACAGCATATGGTGTCGCATGAATCCAGCAACTTAGACAGTATCCTGTCTGGTATGCAGGCGCGTGATTACGGGATGTCGTTTGCGCGATTGCCGCACGAGCGCGTCCCAAGCCCTCTTCCGGACGAGCCAATTGGGCGGAGAGGAATAGTCTACGCGACAGTTGCCGGCCCGGGCGTCGATTACTCCGATGCCTCAGTCGCAAGTCTGATAGACAACGCCGCAGAGCAAATGATTGCGCAATCCGGAAACACGGCCGGATTAGTGCCGGCAATGCGAGATGCCGGTGTTTCGTGGGTGAACAATTGGAACGGCATTGGTCTAGCAGATGAGTTGCAGGCGATATCGCCAGAAGCCGTGAGTATCCGCCGGGTGTTTGAGTTGCCAATTAATCGGTCGTATCGATTTCCATCGCCGCTCCATCCCCAGCCACCAGCGCGCGCGTACTCGCTAGACGATTACTCGCAGCCCATCTCAGTCATTCGCAGACTTCGGACGCAATAGCGGGACATTAATCCTGTGAACGTCCGTCCACAGGAGATCGCAATGGATCCGCGCGCCAAGATGATGATCGGCAATGTTGGGATGACGGAGATGGAGCCGCTGCCGCCGCCCGACTACAGGAACCCATTCATAGACGAGCCATCCGGGTACGGCGAACCGAATGCATTGATTCACCGCAGGCAAGTTCCGTACAGCAACCGCCCGGCCGGATATCGCAGTGCGCCGCATGCCGCTGCCGCCAACCGATACGCCGACATGGACATGGCGTATTTGGACTACATGGTCGGCCGGCTCCGGCGGGCCTCCGAGCGGGAGAAGTTTGACCCGTAAGCCACAAATCGGTTTTCATTTTTGGCCGACCTAGACATTAGTTCACCAGAGGAACCTCCTCCCCCCGAAGGTGAAATAAATGTCCGACGAAATTCTCCAGACCGAATCCGTTTCCGAAGCCCCCGTTTCGGCTCCCGTTGATTCCGCTCCTCCGCAGTCGGCGCCTGCACAAGACGCATCGCAGGGCTTCGATTCCCCGTTTTCTGCCTTCAAACATCTTCCCGAATTTGCGGGCCAGGACGATCTCGCCATCGCCCAGAACCTGTACCGTGCGTTCAACGGTTACGGTGAGACCCAGCGTCAGCTTCAGCAGTTCCAGTCGTTGATCCCGAAGACGACGGAATACATGGCGAACGCTGAGAAGTATCAGCAGTGGCTTGCCGCCCAGCAGGAAGCCAGCCGCCCCAAGGCTCCCGAGCAGCCGAAGTGGTGGAACCCCCCGTCCATCGAAGACACCTACAAGTCGTACATCGTCCGCGACCCGCAGACGGGCAAAGAGGTCATCGACCCCAACGCTCCGTTTGAGGCCCAGCAGGCTCTCAGGAAGTACCAGGACTACACCGCGAACTTCGCGCGGAAGCTGGTCACGGATCCCGAGACAACGCTGAAGCCTTTCGTTGAACAGGTCGCGATGCAGAAGGCCCAGGAGCTTGTGCAACAGCACCTGGGTCAGTATCAGGCTCAGAACTTCGTCTCCGATCTGGAACGTCAGAACTCCGACTGGCTCTACAACCAGGACGGATCGGTGAGCCGGGAAGGTCAGGCCATCCAGGCGTACATCGGGCAGGCCCAGCAGATCGGCATCCAGGATCCCAAGGCCCGTTGGCAGTACGCCACCGGCATGCTCCAGCGGGATCTCCTGAACCTCCGCTACCAGCAGATGCAGCAGGCTCCGCCGCAGGCCATGCCGCAGCAGCCCCCCATGCAGCCCCAAGCCCCCGTTGACCCCGTTGCACAACAGAACATGCAGTTCCTTCGCGAGCGTGCAACCCGCGCTCCGAATCGAAGTGCAGGCACCACAGAGCCGAGGGCACCGCGTTCTCGGATGAGTTTTGAAGAGCGGCTGAAAGGCCAACTCGTTAACGATGGAGTCCTTTAATGGCTAGTTCGACTGACTGGGCACGTTCCATCGCAACGACGATTGTCAACCACCTTCGGGAGGAAGAGGTCGCCTCGTTGCGGAAGTACAAGGTGTTCGCTGCTTTGGAAGGCAGCGGCAACATTCGCACCAACATGTCGGGACGAGGTTTCGACTGGGAAATCCAGTATCGCAACCATACCCCCAGCGGTAACAACGGCGAAACTCCTCGCTCGTTCGCTCGCCAGAACCTCTGGAAGAACGCCGAGCTGGAGTATCGTGGCGCGCAAGTGACTGACGCGATCTACAAGAAAGAGATGTTGGAAAATCGTAGCGCACAAGCTCTTGTCAACGTTGCTGGCAAGATGGCTTCGCGTCTCCTTACCAGCATGGAGCAGTACCTTGCCAAGGAGTGGGTGGTTGACGGCTACGCGCCAGGCAACGAACTTCGCTTCCACGGCCTGGAGTCGTTCCTGGGGCTTGGCCTCACGCCGCAGACGATCACTATTAGTGGTGCCACCGCCGGCCAGGCGCGTGCGGCCAGCCCTGACGATCCGTTTTTCTGGCCGAACGACAACTATGCCGGTGTTTCGACCGTCCTGGGTGCGTACGGCGGATCGCAGAAGTCGGGCGTTTGGCCCAACGGCGAAGCCGATCCGGAGTTCGATTTCTTCTCGCCGGTTATCTGCAACGTGAACAGCACCTACTTCGGCGGTTCGACTTGGGCAGCCAACTGCCGCAAGGCTCTCCGCGAGGCGCTTCATCAGGCTCGTCGCAACGACACGAAGGAAGATCAGATTGACATGTGCTTGCTGAACCGTCGGTGGTACATCGACATGCTCAACAAGCTGGACGAGAACGAGCGGGTCATCATCGGTCGGACCAACGGTCTGCGGAGCTACGGCTTCACGGATGTGTTTGAGTTCGACGGAGTTGAGGTGTCGTCGGAAAATTCCATTCCGGCGAACACGGGCTACGGTCTCGCCATGGGCAACATGGAGTTGCTCTGCATGGAAGGACAGCTTCTAAACTCGGAGGGTCCGTTTTACGACGAAATTACGCAACAGTATCGCTACGTTGTGTCAACGTTGGGCAACCTTAAGTTTAAGAGCCCGCGCAACTTCTTCAAACTCTTTGCCCTTGCCTAAAGAAAGAGGTAATCTGAAATGAGTCTTTTTGTTGATCCGCCGTTCTCGCTTGGCCAGACCCTTGGGGTCACCAACGCCACGGACGGTGCAAATTGGGTTGGGGTGGTGAAGAACTTCCCTGACGTTGATCCCAGCACGGGCCGCGTCCGCAGCAACCGGGTGAAGACCTGCGTTGCCGTGCGGAACTCGTCGTCCATCGCCCTGGCCCCCAAGCGGGTTGTGTCGTTCGACACGGCCACGGCTGGTCTGGCTGGCTTCACGGTGACGAAGGGCTACACCACGGCGACCAACGAAGAGCGCGTTGGCGTGGTGGATGAGCATCTCCCGGCGACGGGCGTTGCGGTGAACGATGTGTTCTGGGTCACGGTGGAAGGTCCGACTGAGGTGGCTGTTGCTCTCAGCGGCTCGGATCTGGTTGTGGGCGACCGTCTCGCGGCGATCACCGCTGCGGCTTCGACGGGCACCACGGCTGGTCGCGTGACGAAGAGCGGAGTGGGTGCTGCGACGACTGGTGCCGGCGACAACGGTCTTGGTGTTCTCGGCCGTGCGTGCAGCACGGGTGCGACCACCGGGGCGAACGTCCTGGCCATCGTGAAGACCCGCTACTAAGAACTGCCCGTCACAGGGCAATCGGGGGCGCCGCTGGCTGGGCAACTGGCCAGCGGCGTTTTCTTTATGGAACCAGCAATCCAGAACCTGGACTACCTCCGGCAACTCATTGCCGAGACGCGGAAGCCAGAGTCCGTGGACATCATCAAACTGCGCATGCTCCAGGGAACCGGCATGGGCATGGACAGCATCCCAACGAAGAAGGGTGACGAATAATGCGTTGGCAGAAATCGCCGCAGTATCAGGATATGCCGCATGACCAGTACATGCAGACTGCGGAGGGGAAGCAGGCACAGAAGGCGTTTGCCGATTGGGGTAATTGGAGTTCGCAGCCGTCCGGCAGGATTAACTCATCGTCCCCCTACGCCGCGCCGCGGCCTGGGCAGGGCGGCATCCCAAGTGACGCAATCTTCCGCACGAACTCGCAGCAGCCCGCCGCGCCGCAGACCAAACAGTCCGGATCGATGGACTTCTCCGCCTACGCCCCCGGCAAAGCGCAGCCGACGCAGACGCCGTCTCTGGGGACTGCCTACGGCCAGCAGAACTGGTACAGCCCCAGGCCCACAAGCCAGTCATTCGGGGCTCCGCAAGGCCCGACGTTTTCCGTGCAGCAGCATCAGCAAAGTCCGTTTGGCAACTACGGCAACACGCCTAACGCTCGTCCGCAGAGCTTCACATCGCAGTACTTTGACTACTCTGGCAACCCGGTGTCGTTTGAGCAGCAGCAGGCCCAGCGCGCCGCCATGGTGCAGCAAGTGCGCCGGGCGGAACTGCCGTTCGTCTTCGGCAATGCCCTGAATCAAAACATGGGCCCACAGACGCTGGATGTTCCGACCCTGTTGGGTAACGCCAACCAGATGGTGGACGACGGGTTCTACAACCCGTTCCTGCAACGGTTGCAGCAAGACCCCATGCAGCAGCTTGGCCAGTACGCCCCGCCCAGCCTGTATGGAAATCCAACAGGCGCGCCGTCCATGCAGCCGTTCGGTAATCCATACGGCCCGATGTCTGGTGGGCCCAGGATGCCGCCCACCGCGCCATCAATGCAGGCCGATCCCTATCAACAGTGGCTCTCCACCCTCCCGGGCTATCAGCCGCGTGATCAGTGGATGACGCGGCAGTCGCAGGCTTCGCCGCCTCCTTCACAGCAGGCCCCAGTCAGCAAGAGCCCCAACGACCGCCCAGGCATGACCTACGTCCCGGCTGAATACCGTGACGGCAAGCTCTGGTCAGACGCTCACTACGTCAACAACGATCCGCCGATTCCGGAGTACGCGCCGGACTGGATGACGCGCCCCGGCCAAGCCCAGCCTATCCCGCCACGAAGCCAGGGGATGCCGTATGGCGGGAGCCCCGTTGATATCGACAAGGACGGAATTGACGACCGCCAGCAGTACGGCAGCCCGCAAGAGGCGATGCAAGCAAAGAAACGCGCCGACGACAATCGCAGCGCGCTAGCTGCACTATCTCAAAGCCTTGGCCCCACCTCCCCATACAAGTCGCTAGCTGACGTTAACCTGGGCACCGCGCTAGTAGTGGGCGGGGAGGCGGCTACTCGGACTGGAAGGAACCTACGTGTTGACGAAAGGGCGGCCCTTGCGCGGGAGCGTGTTAATTTGCTGCGCAATGCCGGGATGAGCTTTGATCCGCAGCTAGAGAGAGCAATCAATGAGTACATCCAAACCATCTCAGGTGATTTGCACAGACAGGACGTAGGGTCGGCGTACAGTCAGAACGGATTTGCGCATTCTGATCTGCATATCAACACAATTGCGCCGGGTCAGGAGCGGCACGCCGCAGCCCGTGAGAAATTACAAGCCATGATTGCGTCGCGTCAGGCGCAGCAAGCATCGGACGCATATTTTTCTGATTGGTATGGTCGCCCGATCACATCGGCCCCAGAGCCTTTTGACGATGTAGCACATGCACAAAAGACCGCCCAGCGAGTAAAGGATGTGATGGCTCGCCTTGCCCGCGAAAGAGACACACGCCGGCGCATGGACAAACGCATGAGTCAGGTCGTACGGCCCCCGAACGCATCGCAAGCCGCGATGCTCAGTCAGATTGCAACCCTTGGTGCCGACAGTCCATCACGCGCGGCGTTTCAGGAGATGCTTCGCGAATCTGGCTGGAAGGGGCCTGTGGACGGCAGCTTTACAGGCCCGTGGACTTGACATCCGTCCACTAATCTGATACACTCACTCTCCCCCGAGGTGATACATGCAACAACGCAAGCTGAACGTCGGTCTGGTTACTTTCTCCTACGGCGGCAACGGCGGGATTTCCTCTGAAGTCCCGGACATCCGTGAGTGGATGACACCCCTCGTTGCCGAGGCGTCCCGGGATCCGCGGATTGAGAACATCCGCATCTGGAACCTCGCAGACACGCCGATCACCATGACCCGCAACCGGGCCGTTCTCCAGGCCCGCGAGTACGGGGTGGATGTGTTGGTGATGATCGATTCGGACATGAAGCCCGACTGCGAACCGTGCGGCAAACCGTTCTTCACATCGTCCTTCGACTTCCTGTACGACCACTACGAAAAGGGCCCGTGTGTCATCGGTGCCCCGTACTGCGGCCCGCCTCCGATGGAGTGCGTGTACGTCTTTGAATGGCGGAACATGCAGACCGGGAATGCGAATCCGGACTTCCAGTTGAAGATGTACGAACGGTCTCAGGCCGTGAAGATGTCAGGTATCCAGGAATGCGCCGCCCTCCCCACGGGTCTGATCATGTACGACATGCGGGCCTTTGAACTCACGGAGCCCAATACCGAAGCGGACAAGCCCTGGTTCTATTACGAATACCCCGACAAGTATCAGGCCGAGAAGGCGTCCACGGAAGATGTTACACAGACACGCGATCTTTCTTTGGTTGGCACGCAGAAGCTGGGATACAATCCGCTGTTCTGTAACTGGGATGCTTGGGCGGGCCACTGGAAGCCGAAGTGCGTCGGCAAGCCGCAGTTCATTGAAGCCAAGCACATCTCCGAGAAGCTGAAGCAGTCTTGGGAAGCCAACTTCGATTCGACCGTGAAGATCGTGGACCTGAAGCCCAAGTTCAAAGTGAGTGTCTAGCGAACGGACCTGCGCCGAGTGCGGCAAGACCTACCCGCTAGACCCCAAACACTTCCACAAGTCGAAGGACGGCTATCACTCCAAGTGCCGTCACTGCCGCAATACGATTGCGAAGAAGAAGCGCAAGCGTAAGACCGACAAGAAGCTAGAAGAGATTGAGAAGGGTGCGGTCGATCTCTTCATCGCCGCCGCCCGCCTGGGTGGATCGAACATCCCCCATTCGTCTGAGTTGGTGGAGATCCTCTACACCTACTTCGGTGGCGTGGCCGGGTTCGGCAACGCCTGGATGAAGCAGTTCTACGACGCCCCTGCCGGCGGTGCGTTTAGGACCAAGATGCTGGAGACGATGGTCCGGCTCACTGCACAAAATTCCGCAGATGGTGGTGCGAAGAAACCGCTCACCCTCTGGTCCGAAGACGAATTGGAAACGGAGCTACAGAAACGTGTTCTGGAAGCGGCGACGGTCATCAACGCCTTACCACAGAAAGACCTCAATGACGCAGTGCGAAACTTGCAAGTGGTGGATCGAAGTCAACAAGGATCCACGGATTGGGTTGTGCCTCCGGTATCCCCCGACACCGATGGAGAGCGGGGACAGTCGCTTCCCCATGACAACTCCGGAAACAAAGTGCGGTGAGCATGAAAACGCAGACGGAACTCCAGCGGCTGGGTGATGCGGTCGTCGTCCTGAAGAACCTGAGACGGTATTGCTCAGAGTTTCTCACCGGGACAAGACCGTCCGACAAGTCGATAGTGGAAGCCATAGACATCGTCCTTTCTGAACTCAATGCGCAAGCACCCCAAGATCCCCCCACCTCCGACCGCTAGTGCCCCGATTGCGGGCATGACGAAGCACGCGCTGGACTCCATGAAGGAGTTGCAGCAGGAGATCGCGGAACGTCGTATTGAGGCGTTGCGGCTATACACGCCCATGCCCAAGCAGGACGAGATCCACCAGTGCATGGCGAGCGAGCGGATCGTGATCGGCGGAAACCGTGCTGGGAAGACGCTGTGTGTTGCGGCGGAAATTGCCAGGGCTGCGACAGGCCAAGACCCGCACAACAAATACCCCAAAGAGGGCGGCAACCTTGTGATCGTGGGCAAGGGGTGGACCCACATCGGCATGGTCATCCACAGGATCCTGTTTCGCCCCGGTGCGTTCCGGATGATCCGGGATGAGGAGACGAACAAGTGGCGGGCATTCATTCCCGGCAAGGACGATGCAAGACGGGGAGAGGCCAAGCCAGCACCTCCTCTTATCCCTCCAAGAATGATCCGAGAAATCGCCTGGGTGCAGAAGAACGCCGGCTATCTCCAGAAGGCTGAACTCATCACGGGATGGACGATCTATTGCTTCTCATCAGAAGGTGAACCGCCCCAAGGTTTCGCCGCCGACTTGGTCTGGTGTGACGAAGATTTGTCGAATGAGGCTTGGGTGGGGGAAATGCAAGCCCGCCTCGCGGATCGCAAAGGCCGCTTTATTTGGTCGGCCATGCCACATTCCAAGAACGATGCGCTCCTTGGACTGTGCGAACGCGCCGAGAAGTCTGAGAACGACCCTAACGCAATCATCCGCAAGTTCACGCTGCGCTTCTTGGACAACTCCGCGATTGATGACGAGGAGAAGAAGAAGAACATCGAACGCTGGTCGGCTCTCGGCATAGACGAACTTCGCATGCGTGCGGAGGGTGAGTTCACCACCGAATCCACGCTCATGTATCCGACGTTCAATACGGCGGTTCATGTTATGCCCCGATCTCACCTCCCTGACGGGCAAGTCCCCATCGACTGGACACGCTACGTTGCCATTGACCCTGGGCATACGGTCATGGCGTGCCTCTTCGCAGCCATCCCGCCTGACGAACGATTCATTCTGTTCTATGACGAACTGTACATCCGGCAGTGCAACGCCCTGATTTTCGGAGAACAGTTCGCAGCAAAGGCACAGAACCAGCACTTCTACAACTGGATCATGGACATGCACGGCGGCATGCTCCGTGATCTTGGGTCAGGAAGGCTCCCGCATGAGCTATACAGCGAGGAACTGAAGAAGCGGAACATCCGCTCGCAGATATCGGGTTTTGGATTCACTCCAGGCTCAGACGACATCCCGGCCCGCACGGCGCTGATGCGGAAGCTCCTCCACATCCAAGGAGACGGGACGACGCGGTTCAAAGTCTTGGAGGGCGGATGCCCCAACTTCCTGCGGGAGATTAAGCGCTACCGCAAAAAGACCACTACGGTGAACGGTCAGGTCTACGTGACCGACGAACCACAGACGCGGGGCGAAGTCCACGCCTGTCAGGCCGCAGAGTACATGTGTGCCTACGAACCCAAGTATCACAAGCCCCCCAAGGTCACCGGGCCAGAGCCGTGGTGGGTGAAGTATCTGGCCGACAAGCGCCGCCGCCAACAGAAAGACGACGACGGCGTCTTGTACCTCTCTCCGAAAGGGAAATACCAATGAGCGATTTCATCATGCCCAAGGCCGAATTGGGCGAGTTTGTGTTCTTCCATGCCCATGAGGGGGCCAAGCCGGTTCCGGCCCTGGTCACGGATGTATCTGCCAGAACCCTCACGTTGTGGGCTATCTCTCCGGGCTACGGCGGGACGGAGAAAGCGTCCGTCCACCATGTCGATGACCCGGGCGTGAATGAGTTCCCGGCGTGGAAGTCCTACGGTTTTTGGCAGCACAAGCCGGCCGGGCAGCTTGCCATCCTCTCGGAACGTGTCGCCCTGCTGGAGAAGCGGGCGGAAAAGGACACTAAGAAGTAGGAGCGTTCAATGCCCAGCCGACTGAATTACCGCACCGAAGACCTGCGCCGCATGTATTTTGACGAAGGTCGTACGTGTGAAGGCATCGCAAAAAGCCTTGGGCTCGGCACAGGAAAGACGGTTGGGCAGCATTTGCGCAAGGCGGGATTCGCTCTCCGGATAGGCGGCGAGCGAATCCGCCTGCCAGCAGATGAGATGGCTTTGGCATATTGGCGCGACGAAAAGTCCACCGCAGAAGTAGCCTCGCAGTTTAGGTGCAGCCAAACAACAGTCCGCCGCAGGCTGGCGGCACGGGTTGGGCTGCGATCTCGCGGCTCTTCTACAAAGAATCGGAAGGGGGAATGTGCCCCCAGGTGGAGCGGTGGCCGTCCTCGCACCGTCCAGGGGTACGTGATGGTGCATGCCCCAAGTCATCCAATGGCAAGCAAGGCCGGCTACGTATTGGAGCATCGCCTTGTGGCCTCAGAGCATCTTCGCCGCATGCTTGGCCGCAAGGAAGAAGTGCATCATTTGAACGGCATTAAGGACGACAATCGATGGGAAAACCTCGTTGTTGTCCAAAGTGGCAAACACCAGAAACTGCACGCTGACTACAACCGCAAGGTGTGGGCCTTGCAAAAGCGCGTAGAGCTACTAGAGGCGATGCTGCATCGCGGCGAGTCCTGGAAGGTGGTCGGATGAGTACTGATAATCCACTTGCGCCAATCACTGCCGGCTGGTTAAAGCTGATAAAGTTGGCGCAGACCCATAAGCGACCTTTCAGTGACGATGCAAAAGAAGCCCTGGGGTTCTACGCCTCCGATCCGGATGCCATGTGGGGTCCTGAACAGGCCCGCGCCTATGCCAAGGGGATTGATCTTCCTGCCGTGCGAATCTGCGTGAACCGCGTTTGGGAGGCCGTTCGCCTCTTTACGTCGGTCATCCATCACCGGAATCCCACCCGGGCAGTGACGCCGAAGGACTACCCCGTCGTCCCGGCGCCACTCCTGGGGATCTTCCCGCAGCCGCCGGTTCCGCAGATGGGGCCCAACGGTCCCGTCATGGGTCCGGATGGCCAGCCGGTGATGATGCCTGACCAGGGCATGATGGCTTACCGGCAGGGCATGGAACAGCAGCAGTTTAACTACGAACGCCGCAAGATCATCGCCGCGCTCCTGGAACAGTACCTGAACTACACGCCTAACGAACTGAACCTGAAGCAGCACTCCCGCAAGGTTGTAGAAGAGGCGTTCATCAAAGGCGCTGGCGTGTGGTGGCACGAACTGTACTCCCCTCCTGGAAGTGCAGTGAAGTTCGCCGGATCGTTCTACGACTCAGTGGACAACCTCGTCTGGGATCCGGATGCCGATGAGTTTGAGGACATCCGCTGGTGTGCCCGCAAGCGTATTCAGCCCATCGATGAAGTGGCAGCGAAGTTCGGTCTGTCCCGCGACGATCTGAAGGGCCACTTGGAATCGTATGCCTCCAGGTCGGACGAGAAGGAACGCGGCTATGAGACCAAGCGCCGCAACGGCCAGACGAACGACATCATCTGCTACTGGGAAATCTATTCTAAGACCGGCTTCGGTGACCGGCTGAAGGACGCAGACAAGGACCTCCGTGGCAAGTTCGACGCCATGGGCCCAAATTGCTACCTAGTTGTGGCGGAAGGGGTCGAATTTCCACTGAACATGCCGCTCCCCATGCTCCAGGAGCCGGTAGACGAAACAGGCGTGTCTCAGCAGATGTTCATGGCCTGCCAATGGCCGATTCCATTCTGGGCAGAACCGGGCGGCTGGCCGTTCACCTTGCTCGCGTGGCACGGCAAACCTGGATACTCATGGCCGATCTCTTTGATCCGTCCTGGTATCGGGGAATTGAGATTCATTAATTGGGCGATGAGCTTCCTCGCGACCCGCGTGGCGACCTCATCGCAGACGTTGATCGGAGTATCAAAGGCTGCGGACCAAGACCTGAAGTCGAAGATCCTGGAGAAGTCGGAGAAAGGCTTCAACATTGTCGAAATCTCCGAAGCGGTCGGCCGGTCGGTCAACGATGTGATCTCGGTCTTCAACATGCCCGGGGTGACCCAGGACATGTACCAGATCATCGCAGAGGTCACGGCACTCTTTGACCGCAGAGTGGGTCTGACTGAGCTGGTGTACGGGATGACCAGGAACCAGTTCCGGTCAGCCGCAGAGGCCCAGGTGAAGGCGGAACAGATTTCGGTACGGCCGGACGACTACGCTTCGATCTTGGAAGACGCTCTCTCGGAGGTCGCACGCAAGGAAGCCCTGTGTGCGAGATGGTTGATCTATCCCCAGGATGTCGAACCGCTCCTGGGCCCGATGGCCGCACAGGCATGGGGCATGCACGTTCAGGGAGAGAACCCTGACAGCATCGTCCGCGAGTACTCATACCGCGTCGAAGCCGGATCCGCGAGAAAGCCCAACATCGCGACCCGCATCGAAAACATCACCAACGCCATGCAGATCCTTGCGCCCATTTCCCAGGGGTTGCTCCAGGCCGGCAGGCCGGAACTCTTCAATGCCCTCTTGGAAGACTGGGGCAAGGCCATGCAAGTCGATGTCGCTCGCTACATGATTCCGCCTCCGCCACCTCCTCCCCCGGGTCCGCCCCCTGGTCAGCCGCCACAAGAACAACCCAATGCAAATCCCCCAGCAAATCAGTGATCGCGGCCGAGAGGCTGTGGAGGTCTACAAGAACGCCCTTCAGTATGGAGAGCGGTTCGCGGAAATGGTCGCACTTCAGATCGCTCCCGGGACCAAAGGCTCCGACCGGGCATTCATGCAGGGCCGCATGAACAACCAGCAGTTGGACGACATGCCAGCCGAATCCGCGAAGTGGATGATCAAAGAGGCCAAGGCAGCCGGGATCAATATCTCCGGCAAATACTACTGCGGCGGTCTGGCCGACAAGCGACGGTGGCAAGACCCGGAGGCGTGGGTCTCGTCCAACGACGATGTCCTGCGAGTGGCCAAGAAGCGCCGCATGTCCGTAGCGGGGACAGTGAATTATGACCCCGGCCCCGCCGCCCCGAAACGGAAGCTGATCAACGAACGGATAGTGGCCGAAGAGGTCAGGAAGGAACTCCGCAAGAACCCGGGAGCCAAGGCCGGGGAAGTGCGGGAGCGATTCATCGACAAACATGCCTACAAAGCGAAAGGGCGAACATGAGCGAGATTGAGCGTTTCCACACAGGGGCCGTGATCACGGCCGGGTCTTCTGCCGCTACCACCACGCCGCGATTCCCGTTTGGTCGGTATGCCGGCGGCGGCGTCCTCATCGGCAACACCAACGGAGCCACGCAGATCAACTGGCACGTTTCGGTTGGCTCCGAAGACGCGCCGATCCGCATCTACGCTGACGGCTCCGCCCTGACGACCGCCGTGACCGTAGGCGCGCACCCCATTCCGGACGCCTGTTTCGGCTTTGCCTACGTCGCCCCTGTCGTCGTCGGTGCCACCACCTGCGCCATGACGGTGTCGGTGAAGGGCTAACGTCTCTCCATCAACCTACAAGAGCGCACCTGCCATGCCAATGTCGACCCGTTTGCTTCGGCCCCGTGCGACGGGCTTCAACCCGCGTTCGATCTCCAGCCTTGCGCTGTGGCTGGACCCCGCCGACAGTGCAATCCTGGGGCCGACGAGCAGCGGCCCAGGCGCGGTATCGGCCAACGGGCCGGTGAAATACTGGGGTGACAAGTCCACCAGCGGCATGAACCTGACAAACTCGGGTGCCGACAGCGTAGCCCCATCGTTCGCGGCGTCTGCACAAAACGGCAAGTCTGCATTGGCCTTCGACGGCGGCGACCGCATCTTTACTACGTCCGCGTCGGTGCTGAATCCAAACACCAAGACAGGCTTCGTGGTGTACCGCCGCACGGGCGGCAGCGGCGAGCAGTGCATTTTCGACCGTGCCGATTCGTTTGCCCTCACGATCAAATCAACCGGCGGGTACGTCTTTTACTATTCATCCGGCACCACCGGCTCCCGCACCGTCTACAGCTCTGCCTTTGCGGCTGGAGACAGCGGTAGCAGTTACAGCGTCGTAACCGTCAGGCAGGATGGAATTAGTGCATCGGCATGGGTCAACGGAACTTCACAGTCACTTTCCACAACAAGCGGAAACACTGGGTCGAACGCCGGAAACTTTGCGGTAGGGTCGATTGGCGCATCGTCCTCATTGCTCCTTACGGGCCAGGTGGCCGAGATGCTGATCTACACGTCGGCCCTTTCCACTGAGCAGCGCACGGCGGTGGAGCGTTACCTTGGCCGCAAGTGGGGAATCACCCTCGCCCAGCAAGTCGCCAACCTAGACGCCCAAGACTGGATCGACCGCGTCTACGCCAACGGCGGCACCGTCAGCACCAGCACTGCGGCTGCGGTCAACACGTTCTGCAATGACATCGACGCGGCTGGCATCCGCGACCGTTTCTACCGGCTCAACCTGTTCTGCGGCACAGGGCTTTCGGCCGCACTTGTGCCGCTCTATCGCGGGCAGAGCCGCACGGGAACGCAGTACGGCAACACGACAGACACTAATGTCAACTTTGTCTCAGGCGATTACGTTGAAACTGGAAGCACAGGTGGGCTTTTAGGAAATGGAACGAGCAAATTACTAGACACTGGGGTAGCACTTAATGCGCTTCCAACGGTTGCAACCGGCCACTTGTCGGCATGGAAGGAGAGCGGTACGACCAGTTCAGGTCGGTTTTTGATTGGCTGCCGTTCCGACGCTTCTAGCACCAGCATTTACGCCTGCTTTAAACAACCGTTTTCCGCTGGTTCAGTGCAGGCGTACTGGGGGAAAACAGCGGCCGCCGCCGCAAGTAATGCCGCATACGATGCCGCCGGGTTCCAGATGGCGAACCGGAGCAGTTCTACGCAACTGGATCTCTACTGGAACGGAAATTCAGTAGCGTCATCATCTACGTCTGTTGCGCCAGATTCGTCAGCAATCCGGTTTTATGTCTTCTCGGACAACCAAAACAACAACGGCGTTGGCTCGTCTTGGTGGCCGCTGCGGCTCAAATCGCACTCAGTCGGCGCTTCAATGGACGCCACGCAAGCAACCGCCTACTACAACGCCATGCTGGCATTTCAGACGGCACTCGGGAGGCAGGGATGACGCTAGCCGATCTCACGCTGCCGATCACCTACGCCGACGCTCGTGGCCTTGCGCTTGTGTTCACGCCGCAGCTTGCAGCCAGGCTCGCGGAGTTGCACGGCAAACACGGCAGCACCAACTGCGTGCCGATGCCTCGCGTTCTGACCGATGGGCGGCTCATGCTCTGCGGCGACATCCTCACTGAGATCGAACCCGGCGGCCTGCTTCATGCCATGTGGGAAGCGGCTGACAAGACCGTGCTAGGGCAGGCCGTGGAAGTGATCCCGTGGGGCGACGCGGTGGCGCTGCTGCCGCCCGATCCGCCGGTCGGCTAGTTGCGCTCTTCACCTTATGTTGCGAACTGCCGAGCAATGCTCGGTAGTTCACGACGCTCTTGCACCAGAGTACGGTACGGTATTTCGGGCGGACTGGCTGTCAGCCACTTATCCCGAAATAGGATGCCGAGATGGCATTGCGCCGCTGGGCCGCACGGGTAGAATGTTCTTCGATTTGAACGCCAGGAATACACCGCCGGTATATCCGTGATCGCCATCCTAAAGTTCGATCTCAGCGAGCCAGACGATGAGCGAGCCCACCGCTACGCTCTCGCCGGGCGTGACGCGCTCATCGCTCTGGAGCAGATCGACGAGCATTGTCGCGGGCGGCTGAAACACGGCACGCCGTCTGTCGACGCCACCCACGACCTACAGGCGGTGCGGGCGATGGTGCCTCACGAACTGACGAGCCTGTTGCACTAGACAGAAACTGGCGAAAAGTGACAGTTACCGTACACGCCGCGAGAGGGACGAAACTGCGTAGTGTCGCCGGAACTAGGTAGTAAATTAGGTAGGACCGCACTACACGCCGCAGAGAGAGCCATGAAACTGCCATTCGTCGGAGGCCCGTTTGACGGCGAGGAGCGCGAGGTCAGTGCGGCCAGCGTCTACCTCGTCCCTGACTCGCAGGACGTTGCCCACTACGTCCGAGAGGATGGCACGGTCGGCACCCTGTTTGGGGAACACCGATACGAGCGGAAGTATTACGCGATTGGTAGCCGCGTGGCCGAGTGGTTCCAGCACGTTGGCTACCGGAAGCCGGAACGACGCTCTTGAAATCAGAGAGAGCCATAGTGAAGGCACAGCGTAGTAGCCGGGCCATATGCAAGGCATGGCGCTACTGAGCGAGGGGAGAGAACTGCGGTTTCCCGGCCAAAGTCGGCTATTCGGCCATTCCGGACACTTATTGATAGGAGTCCAGGATGGCTACGGCTCGCGGCAATTCCAACCGTATACAGCACCGCCGTGGCACCGCTGCGGAGTGGACGGCCACGAATCCAATTCTTCGGGCCGGAGAGCTGGGTTACGAAACCGATACCGCTCAACTGAAGTTCGGGGACGGCGTCAGCCAGTGGACCGCCCTCCCGTACACTGGCGGATTTGGGGCGTCAAATCTCAACGGTCTGTCAGACGTAGAACTAACGTCCCCTGCGGCCGGCGAGGTGCTGCGGTACGACGGCTCCGCATGGCGAGACCAGTCCCTGACCAAGTCGGATGTCGGCCTGGGGAACGTCGCCAATACCGCCCCAGCCGATCTGCCAGTCAGCACGGCCACGCAATCGGCCCTGGACGGCAAGGCTTCGTCCACGCACTCCCATGGCAGCATTAGCTCCACGGGGACGCTGGGGAATACCAGCGGCCAGATTGTCGTTACGACAACTGGCGGGGCCCTGACGGCGGTGGCGACGATCTCGTCGTCGGCTGTCTCTGGCTTGGCGACCGTCGCGACAACGGGCAGCTACAACGACCTCTCCAACACGCCCAGTATCCCCACAGCATCGTCCTCCACTCTGGGTCTGATCCGCATCGGATCTGGGCTAGCCATCGACGGCTCTGGAATTGTCTCGGCCTCCGGCACTTCGTACACGCTGCCGGCAGCGACAACCTCCAACCTGGGTGGAATCATCGTCAGCACGGGGCTGTCGGTCTCTAGCGGCAGTGTTTCTGTAAGTTACGGGTCTTCTTCTGGGACTGCCTGTCAGGGAAACGACTCCCGCTTATCCGACCCGCGCACGCCGACAGACGGATCTGTAACGACCGCAAAGATCGCCGGCAGTGCGGTCACGTACGACAAGATCCAAAACGTCACCGCTACCGACCGCATCTTGGGCCGTTCTTCCGCAGGCGCTGGGGTAGTGCAGGAGATTGTCTGCACATCTACAGCACGCACCCTGCTGGCTGACACCACCACGGGGGCCATGCTGACCACGCTCGGCGCGGCAAGCGCCTCCCACTCGCACGGTTCGATCACTTCGGCCGGCGCCATTGGCAGTGATGCCAACCGCCCGATTATCACCGCCGCGAGCGGAGCCCTGTCAGCGGGCAGTTTTGGCAGCGGGGCAAATACCTTTTGCCAGGGCAACGACCCCAGGCTATTTGATTCCCGCAATCCGCTCTCGCACAAGCACGGAAGCATTGACAACTCGGGGGCGATTGGATCCACCGCCGGCCTGCCGATTATCACCACAACTAGCGGCGTCCTGTCTGCCGGAAGTTTTGGTACGACATCGGGCACGTTTTGCAAAGGGGACGATTCACGGCTTTCTGACCCACGCACGCCTACGGACGGCTCAGTAACTACTGCCAAGCTCGCATCATCGGCAGTCACGTACGCCAGGATGCAGAACGTCTCGGCTACCGGCAGGATTCTCGGACGCTCATCGGCAGGCGCCGGGGTGGTGGAGGAGATTGTCTGCACGGCGTTTGCTCGCACGATCTTAGAAGGTACCAGTGCGGCAGAGGTTCTCGCCACCATTGGCGCCGCCGGCAGCGCTTCGCCAACGTTCACTGCTGTCTCTGGTACGGCCGGGACATTTTCTGGAGCGGACCTTGCCCAAACGCGAGTGGTGATTGCCAATTCTTCGGTCCCCAGCGAGTGGCACGTAATGACCGCCGGGCTCTCGCCGCCTGCGGGCGTGTCAGTGGGTTCGTTTGTGATCTACGACCCCGTTTCCTCAACTCCCGCGCTGGAGGTCACGGATTCCCTGCGGCTGCGACTAGGGACTGGCGGTTCATCGTTTGCACCGCTGATCTGTTCCGCTGTTGGTGGCGACGATACGGGCATTTGGTTCCCTGGAGCCGATGTGGTGGCGGTGTCGTCGGCGGGTGCGGAGCGGCTGCGGGTGACGGCTACCGGCTCCGTTGGGATAGGAACCGCGACTCCAGGCCACGCCCTGCATGTGTCCGGCTCCGGCGCACGCGGCATCGGCGTAACTAGCACGGATGGAAATGCGGCGCAGCTTACACTCAGTAGCGGCTCTAACTCCTCCCAGTTAACGCAGTCTGGCACTTCGTTCTTCTTCACAAACTACGGATCCGGCGGAAGCCTGTCATTCGTCCAAGAGGGGGCCGGCACATTTTCGATCTTTACCAATTCCTCTGAGCGCCTGCGGATTTCGTCCGGAGGTCAGGTGGGTATTGGCACATCAAACCCGACGATCTCCAGCGGCGTGGGCCTGCACATTGCAGGCTCCACCTTGCGGCTCGCGACAAAGCGCACGCCGGCCAGTTCCACGGCGACTGGGAATGAGGGAGAAATTTGCTGGGACACTTTATACATCTACATCTGCATAGCCACGAATTCCTGGAAACGCATCTCGCTTTCACCCTTCTGAGGTCTTTGATGGATATCCCGATTCTGTACGCCGCCACTCCTATCGAAATCTCGGCCACCTACGACAAGATTTGGGTGGACGAAATCGTCATTTCTGCCCCAGAAGTCGGCGGCGCAGCGACGGCTCGCGTGCGACTGCGACACTTTTCTTCTGGTGAGGATGGCGTGAGCGTAGCGCCGGACGGCGGCGTGTGGTTGCAAGTGGAAGACATCCTGACTGCTGCGGAACAGGACCAGGATCTTGCTGTCGCAGTTGGGGCGCTCATGGCATATGTGGCGAAACTGGGGATTGAACGAGGAGTGATCTCCTAATGCTGACCTACCAAGACTGCGTTGAGCATCTGATCACTTCGTCCTTCGGCGGGCCGCAGGATGCGGAGCAGAAGGACATCCGCACCGCCATCCAGCGGGCGTACGCGGAAGTCTCCACGATCCGTGACTGGGAGTACTTCAACCAGCAGGGCCGCATCTACCTGTCGCCTTCTTGGATCGGGTCTGTGACATACGTCGCTTCCACCCGCACGATCACCAAACAGTCTGGGGATCCATTTCCGACTGACGCGGTGTCGCACCGGATTCGCGTTGGCGATTACGTGTGCGGCATTGCTACGCGAGTCAGCGGAACGCAGCTTGTCTTGGATTCCACGCTGACACTCCCAAGCGACATTCCGATCTCCGCTGAAGCGCGGATGTATCGCTCCATCTATCCGCTGCCATCCGACTTCCGCAACATTGACGCCCCTGTCGATGAGACAGGGTGGACAAACTTCATGTACGTCAGCCAAGACGTTGCCATGAAGATAGAGTCATCCAACAACGCACTTGGCCCGCCCTACTACTGGACGGTCGTCAAAGACCCGAATTCGTTCGGGTACGCCATTAAGATTCTGATGGACGGCTATCCCATTAACGTGGAGACGCTGGACTTCACGTATCGCCGCACGCCGCGACAGATGCGGCTGTCAGGGCACGAAGCGACATCCCGGGCTGGAACGGTGTCCGTGTCCGGGACTACGGTAACGGGGACGGGGACATCGTTCGCCTCCACCATGGTGGGCTCCGTGCTGCGTCTGGGTACTTCCACAGCCGTGCCAGACACGCTTGGGTCCATGAATCCGTATGCCGACCAAGCCCGCGTTGTGTCCGTAGCCAGCGCAACCTCCTTGGTGGTTGATAAGTCAATGACCGCCAGTGGCGTGAAGTACGTGATCACCGATCCCGTGGACATGCCGCCCGGAATGCACAACTGCCTGCTGAGTGCGTGCGAGTACTGGCTGGCCCGTACACGAAACGCCAAGCCGGACAATGCATTCTCGCTGTACCAGCGTGACTTGCGTCTTGCCATGGAGAACGACCAAGTCGCTCCAATGTCTGGGTCTCTCAGGATCGTCTGGGATGCCTATGGATGGAGAACGCCACTTCAGGCCGATGACTACGACGGAGGCTCGCCGTGATTGTTGTTGAGAAGTGGGCTGGCCTTGTGGCAAATGCCAGCCCTTACGCGCTCCCGCCAGGAGCCGGGGTTACGCAGGTCAATCTCCAGGTCTTATCTCCTGGGCAACTGACCGTTCGTCCAGGTACGGCCGCCGTGTCTTTTACGTCGCACACTGGATCAACGGCCCCTATCGTCAAAGCGTTTAGGTATCCGCGAGCTACGGAAAACATCGTCTACCAGAATTCCGCAGGGCAAATCTTCGTTGCCAGAGGGCCATCCTGATGCAGATCGGAGCCAGGACTACTGGCGGACTCGTTGGGGTCCGCGTGACGACCGGAGGATCTGGGTACACCTCTCGCCCAACTGTCACCATTTCAGGCGGTAACGGTGCGACCGCGTACGCTGTGATGGCCGGAACGGCGGTGGACTCTGTTGTCATCACCGCCTCCGGCACAGGATTCACGGCACCGGCTGTGTCCTTTTCAGGCGGCAGTGGGACGGGGGCATCTGCGGTGGCCTATGCCTACACTGGGCCGCTGCGACCGATGAGCTTCTATAAGGGGCGATATAACGATCTCTATGGCGTGGATGGCATGGGTCGCGGGATTCGCTGGGACGGCGCTGCGACTGCCGTCCAGCCCATCGGCATCAATCGCCCAGCCACGGCCCCAGGAGTCGCCGCAACCGCAGCTACCTCCGGCGGGCACCTGAGTGACATTCAAATCGTGACTCCCGGCGCGGGTTATTTCGCCCCTCCCGCAGTCACGATCACTGGCGGAAGCCCCACCACCCAGGCGACTGCGCGGGCCATCCTTGTCAACGGACAAGTGATTGGCGTCACCATCTCGGAACGCGGGGCGGGCTATCAGTCCACCCCAACCGTGGCGTTCTCTGGCGGCATTGGGTCCGGTGCGACACTGAGCGTTGGTGTTTCAGGACAGGTCGATGCCGTTCGCGTCCTGTCATACGGCTCTGGATACACATCCAACGCTACGACGACTCCCACGCTCCAATTCTCCACGGCCCAGGGGCTGACCGGCGTCACTGCCGCCGCGTCGGTGGACGCGCAGGGGCGAATCTTTGGAGTCAATATCCTGAGTTCAGGAACGGGCGCCACAACCAGCGGAGTCACCGCAACCGTCATCGGCGGCGGCGGAACTGGGGCCGTCGTTGCAGTTGACATGAAGTACACCGTGTCTTCTGTGACCGTTGTTTCCGGAGGCACAGGGTACTTCACGGCGCCAGTCCTCACGTTCCGCGCTGCATCGACAGATGTGTCAGGCAACGGCGCCGCTGCGACCGCGACGGTCAATGCTTCTGGAAGCGTCACGGGGGCTACCGTATATTTCGGCGGAGCGTACTACGCCCCGCCCACGGCGATCATTCTGAATACGCAGGCCACCGCACAGGCAACTATCTCCCAGAGCATGGCCGGGACGTACAAGTGCGCGATTCGCTATTTGGACGGTACGCCTGAGTTGAATAACGGCCCCGTGCCGTCGTCCATCTCGCACTTGCAGGAGGTTGATGTTGGCGACTCTGCGTCCACTATGACATGGACATTTTCGCATGGCCCACTGGACGACCGCGTGGCTGCGATGGAGCTATGGCGCACGACAGGTGACCAGTCAGTCCTGCTGTTCCGCGTGGCGACAATTCAGCGCACGGACGCGGCCTTCAACACATCCTACGTTGACACGTTGAGCGACCTGAACCTCCAGGATACGGAGCGCGCGGAGTACGGGGTCATGCCAGTGACTCTTCCTTCGGGGCAGCTTAACGCCCGAAGGTTCGGGGTTCCTCCGGGGAACTTTGCCATTGCGTGCATGTTCCAAGACCGGGCGTGGTATGCGGTTGATACTACTGGCGAACGTCCGAATTCACTTCTGTACTCGGAGGTCGATGAGCCCGAAAGTGTTCCCGACGAAAACGAACTTGTCGTTCAGGAAAATACCTCCACGCCGGACGCTGTCGTTGCGCTCATTCCCTTGGGGGGCCAGTTGCTGGTCGCTCAAACATCGCACTTATACGCCCTGAATTACGTTGCGCAGCCTGTCCTGGATGCGTCTATCCTGCTTGTTGCTTATAGGGGAATCCTGAACGCGCAGTGCTGGGACGTAGTCGCTGGCGCAGCGGTGCTGGTGGACAGCTACGGAATGTATGCGTTCGACGGAAACAAAGAAGAGGCTTTGTCTGTGCCAATCGACAACTACTGGCGCGACAACATCATCGACTTCTCCAAGTCGTCGCAGTTTCACATAAAGGCCGACATCTCTACGAAAACCGTGCGCTTTTTCTACTGCCGCAGCACGGATTCCGCTCCGGTGCGGGCGCTGTGCTATTGCTTCGCAACCAAGGCGTGGTGGGAAGAAACGTATCCGCAGGCCATCACCGCAGCGTGCCAAGCGGGCATTGCGTCGAAACAAGAGGTCTTGTGCGCTACGTCCAGCGGCTCATTCCTGAAGGCTGCCGGTCTTTCCGATAGCGGAACGGCCATCCCGTACGTGTTCCAGACTGGCAACGCCGCGCTTTCGGCGGAACAAAATCGCTCCGTATCCTTGCTTTACCGGCCGACAGATGCGGACGCATCGCTTGCCCTGTCATTGCACTACAACAATTCTTCGGACGCCCGACCCAATGCCATTGCAGCCGACCGGGGCGATGGCTTTACGACAACGCACGGCTCCACAGCAGCAACGCTCAATATGAACCTCAACAGGTCCGCGCTGGGCGAGGCCAATGGTTTTGCGCAGGCGCGGTACACCGGCCGTCTGGATGATCGCTCTTCAGGCGGCGACCGGCATGTGGCCGTTCGCATCTCGGGCGAACAGAGCGCCGATCAGATTGCAATTTACGCCATCCGGATGAGCGGCGCAGACTGATGCTTACACAAGCAACGCCCGCAATCGTAAAAGCTCTGCAAGGCGTTCTGCCGCCCAATGCCCTAAAACAACTGACCCAAGCGCTTGGCAACTGCAATCAGCCGCTGACGCATCGCGGCGACGTAAACTTTCAGCCCAACTACGCGCTCGGCAACGAACGTGGCGTCTATGGAAGCGGTGGCAGGGCGCCATGGAATCCCGGAGACTACCGGGAGCTATTTCCCGTTCCTGGCGAGACTCGCATCTACACCAGCACTTACGGCGGCAACAGCTACAACAACTACCAAGGCAATCAGTACGACTTTAGTAACCGCCAGCAGTTCAATATCAACCAGTTCTATGGCGGCGATACGGTTAACAATCCCGGCGGTGGGCGCGATGGCCGCGATGGTGCCACTGGTGCCGCCGGGGCGACGGGCGCGGCAGGCAGTGCCGGCGTTGGGTTTGCTGGCGCTCCAGGCGAGCCCGGGGCCACTGGCACCGCCGGGCGCGACGGACGAGATGGCCGTGATGGAGTTGGCGGTGGCGGCGGCGGTGGCGGGCCGATACGCCTCCGCACAGACACGATCACAGTGCCGCAGTATCGCGCCGTGATTGGCACCCTGCCGATTCCCACGGACGCCATCCAAGGCGGCAGCGTAAAGATCAGCGTCCCGCAAGGCGCTGGTTCAACTACGGCACTGACCAACGCCATTAAGGGCGGCTCCGTATCCGTGCCGGTCTTGGGTCAGGTCATCTCGTCGCTTACGGGTACGGTTGAGATCCCGGCGCCAACAGCAATCGCCGCGACATATGACAAGGCGACCGCAGTTTCGGGCGGCACGGCGACATACGACAAGGCGACAGGGGTGTCCGGCGGCAGCGCGTCGTACGACAAGGCCACCGGGATTTCTGGGAGCATTTCTGTTTCGCTTCCCACCCCATCCGGGACGGTGGCGATCACGCCCACTTCCACATCCGTGCAAGTCGTAACCGGCGTCTCGGCGTCCTTCGATTCAACCACCTGCACTGTGAAGATTACTCCGACGTACGCAACGATTGTCAACTATTCAGGCTTCAGTGCGACGTTCGTAGGCAAAGCACCAAGCGCCGTAACCGCCTCTGCGTCCGGCCTATCGCTTACTACGGCATCCACGCCGATCAGCCTTGCAGGATTGTCGATTACGACCACTCCGACGAGCCTGTCGCTATCGGGGCTTTCGTTGACGCACACATCGACCAAGGCATCCGTGACCGGCGGGTTTACTGGCGGAAAGTATGACATCGACACCTCGCCCACCTACGCCACGCCCACTAACCAGAATTTCACCCTGACCGGGGAATCCGCATACGTGATCGTGGAAGAGGCCAAGTACTCCGACGTAACAGCGGAAATTACCGGGAAACTTGCCACCGTGGACCAGCGGGCCGTAGTGACCTCTTTGGCCGATCAAAACCCCATCCGAAAAACCTTCTACGCCCCATAAGGACATTTGTAGGTAGGAGATACTCATGGCCACACTTCCGTTTGGATTAGATCAATACGCGCCCGGCGGCAGTGACGCGGCAGGCGCTTCCATCGCTGCCACCATGGGGGCGCTCGGCAAGTTCGCAGATGCCTACGGCCAAATCTATTCCAACAGCGGCCAGGGCTTGGCGTCCGCGTACGGCTCGCTGGCTGGCGGTCTCGGCAACATTGGGACCGCCATGGCGAACGAGCGGTCTAACTTCTATGGCGCTAATGCCATGGCCGAGGCGGCTCGCCAGGGAGCGCTGGGCAACATCGCGACTGCCGGCCTGTCCGCGTATGGCGGTGCGGCTAATTCGGCAATGGGTGCCTGGGCCCAGAACCAAGCGGCCTACAACGACGCCATGTCGAAGTTGGGCGTTGCCAATCAGCAGGGGCTCGCGGGCTACGGCGCCAGTCGAAACAACGCGCTCGGGCAACTCGGGTCCGCGTACTCTGGCCTGGGCGGCAAGCTCGCCGCCGCCGGGGCTCTCCAGGGCCTGAACTTTAATTTTGGCGGCAGCGACGGCGGGGGTGGCAACAACACCTTCTCTGCATCCGGTCCCGATGGCCAGATCGCATCCGGTGGCTACGGCGGCGGCGGGGGCGGAAGCTGGGGTGGCGGAGCGCAGTTCGGCAACAACGACTTTAGCCGCTATGCCGATCCGGCTTACGCCGGCCTTGGTTCGTTGCAGGGCAACCTCATGGCAGGCGACATCACTGGCGGCATGAACAACAACCTCCAGGACGGCTACAACCGCCTGGACCTTCAGCACTACACATCCCGCAACATGCCGTCACAGATGCTTGGTCAGACGCTGAGTGGACTGATGCAACTCAGCGACCGTGGATACGGCGAGAGCCGTGGCGGAATGAACCAGTACTATGACACCCAAAACAATCCCGCCAACCGCGCTGATTACTCTGGCCTACCGGGCAGCTTGGCCAGCGGTTTCAACAACGTCTCGTCGCAGCTTTCCAACCTGTACAGTACGGCTATGCAGGGCGGAGGCGGGGCCTTGCGCGATCTGTTCGACTCCTCGCTCGGGAAGACAGGCGTGTTTAAGTCGCAGTTTGAACGCGGCGAAGACCGTCGCAAGGACGAAGCCGCAGAGCGCCTGAAGAACTTTGCTCGCACGTACGGTGGCGTGCCAAAACGCGAGCAGCTTGTCGGGGACCGTTACGGGCTTGCCAATTACTACCCTGTGCTTGACCGCTAATGCTCACTTACCGCACATCCTTTAAGCCCGACGCCCCTGGATCGGCTCCGCGACCTAGCTCGCAGAGCCCCTACAAGGCGTATGGCGCCAACCATCAGGATGTCTTGGATGGCCTGATGGGCAAGTCGGACGCCGACTATGCAGTCGCGCAGGGGACCATCAATGCCAACCACGATCTCGCCAAGCGCACCGCCGAAAACCAACTCGTCTTGCAAGGACTTCAACAGATGTCGCAGGCGCAGCAAAACGCCACGGATCTGGGGACTCGCCGCTTCAGTGCGTTGACTGGCATGTTCGGCGGTTTATTGGGGGGCTTGTTCAATGAATAAGGTCAACATCACCAAGCCTCTCCCGCTCGGCGTGCCGGCTTCCGCGACCCGTGCGCAGATGAACAACAACGTGGCGAACGCCATCGCGGCCGGCGACCCGCGTATGAACATGAAGACCTACGACCGCCCCGGCATGTCGCGCGGGCGTGCGGCCGTCAACCAAGCCGGCATTGCTTCAGCCCAGCGGATGTCGGAGCGGATGGCCCAGGCTTACGAACAAGACTTGCGCAACCGCCAAGCAGACTCGCAGTTCTCGCTGCAATCCCAGGTTTCGCAAGAACAGAACGCTCAGGCGCTTGGTGCTCTCAATCAGCAGAACGCATACGCACAACAGTTGGCCTCACTCCAAAGACAGCAGGCCGGCATGAACCTATTTTCCTCACTCCTTGGCGGGCTACTCTCGTGACCAAGATTGACTTCGACCTAGACGACCTCACCAACGCTGCCCTGCGGCGCATGGTGAAAAAGCTGCTTATCGCCTCTGACTCCGAGGAGAAGGAAATCCTCTCCTCGCTGGATAAGAAGTCCAAGGCTCCGCCCAAGAACGATCTTGCCGACCTGGACGAAGAGATGCACGGCAAGCCGAATACGCCCATGGTTGAAGACGACGATCTTCGCAGCGACGGCGAGTTGGCCGATCTGCCCAAGAAGGGAAAGAAATAATGGCTATGCCGTTTCGCGCTCCGCGCACTGTTGTGGAAATGCTCCAGATGCAGGACGCTGCCGCTGCCCTTCGTGCCGCCGGCCGGATGGATTCTGCCGATGCTGTGGAATCCGCTCTTCGTTCCGTGTCGTTTGACCCTGAGAGCATGGGCGTCGTTCAGGCGTTGCGTGGCTTTGATCCGCCCGTCTCCCGGGATCCCGATATCGGCATGTCGTTGCGTGGCCTGTCCACCCAGGACATCCCGGCCATGGAGCCGACATCGTTCCCCGGCTACACCCGTGGCCTGGACTACGACAAGTCGAATTCGTCGTTCAACCAACTGGCCTCCGGCCGGACGTTGAACCTCCGCAACCAGAACACCGACCTCAACCGCATCCGCCGCGATGACATTCTGACTGCCGCACAAGAGGGCATCGACCGCGCCGCTGCCGCCACGCAAGCAGAGCGTATGGCGACGGCCGCTGCGATTCTCGGTGCTGCTGGCCTGGGCGGAATGATTGCCGAGACTACGGGCCGGCTTCCTGGCGATGGGCCTAGCGTAGCCAATGCTCCCGCTCCTGAGATGCCGGAGAGCGATCCCCTCATGGACTTCGTTGCTCCTGACGTAGACATGCTGCCGGTCGATGACATGCCAAGTCCGCAAGAGCGGATTGCTCCTGTCACTCTGTCTGATGCGGAGATGGGCCTGACGGACTTCTCCCCGATGGACACGGCCGATCTGGTAGCTGAGTCCCGGCCGATCCCGGCTTCGACGCCTGCCGTCGCTATGGAATTGCCTGCCCCCAAGAAGCCGCCAATGACAGCGGAGCAGGCAGCGATCATGTATTCCAGCGAGGCGAAGCAGCAGATTGACAGACTCAACTCCTATCGCCGCCAAGGGCTGGACCCGTCAACCGACCGCAAGATGATGCAAGAGATCGAACATCTCCATCGTCTCGCAAACGAAGCTCGCCGGTCGGCCTCCCCACTCAATTACCAGAGGCGCTAATGGCCAGGAAAACTCTCCCCTATGGGCCTCTCGGGTTCCCTAATGTCCGCGCCTGGGGTATGGCCCCACCGCTGGCTCCGTCAGACCTAGACCCAGTAGAAGCGGCATCCTCGCCAATCACCCCAGACCCGCCGCTCCGCAGGCGCGTTGGGACGGATGCATTTGCCGCAGTGTTGGAGGACTCTGGCGGCGACGTTGCGACGGCCGTTCGCGCCTACGCCGCTGAACTGTCTGCCAGCGGAATTGAACCGCAGCGAGCCATGCAGGCAGCGGCTGCGAGGGCCGCACAGCATCAGAGCCTTTCCGGAGATCCGGGCATCTTCTACGACGCCATGGAGCCGCAGGCAGCACCGGGAGACTACAACGCATTCTCTGCCGGCATGGCCGAAGCTGAAACCGGCATGAATCGCGAACAGAGGCTGGCAGCATCCGACCAGTGGGCGGCAGGCGTTGACCGCAGGAAGGCGTCATACGACCGGGCCACGGGACTCCAGGAGCCCGCCGCTGCCGGCGGATCCACCGCCAACATGCGGCCCGGTGAGTCCGAGGCTGGCCCTGGATACCAGCGCGTCCCGGCACCACGCATGCCGTTTGGTGGCCCCGTCCCAGAGCCGGGAATGATTAACGACCCCGAAGCCATTGAGGACTACACGACTCGCGAGTGGGACGGCCGTCGCAACGAATACAAGCCATCGCCCAAAGACAGGGCAATGGCTGCACGCGGAATGGTCCCCGTCCTGAATCCCGATGGCTCTGTCGGATACTCAGTTGGGTATCCCCCGGGTTCGATTACCGGCGAAAACCCCAACCGCTTCCCCGGGGCGGCGGGGCGATCCGGGGAACGCCGAGACCTGACGGACGCCGGCTGGACTACAGAAACGGTAGCATCGCCGCTCGGCCAGCAGAACGTCTATCGCCCCGGCGAACGGCAGGCCGCACAGATTGAAAACGTGGACAAGCGCCGCCTTGCCCGCCGTGCAGGCATTACTTCTGACAAGGCTCAGGAGATGTCCATCGAAGAACTCCGCCTTGCTGCGCAGGGCGCGACGGACGATGACGCTATCGCTCGCCGCAATGCGTGGAAGTCCCAGACCATGCTGGCTGGAGGCCGTCCCACTAGCGGCCCCATGGGGACACGCGCAGCGACTGTTGCCTTCGACCGCCTGACGCCAGAGCAGCAGCAGGACGTAATCCAAAACCGTATGCGATACGGCGAGCGCACTGGCCCGCGTGGAGATGAGTGGGATCGCCGCCTGGATCTGCTTCGCGTTGAGAACGATGCGAGATTCAAAGAGGCAGATGCCGCTCGCGCCGAAGCTCGGGAAGAGCGTGAGAAGGATCGCACACTGACTCGCGAGGAACGGCAGGCCGCACGCGAGGCAGATGAGCGTCGATTTGCCGAAGAGCGTGCCGCTCGCGAGTTGGAGTGGCAGGAGCGTTCCAAGCAGTTTGACCTTCAGCAGGAAGAAGGCCGGCGCCGGGGCGATCAGCAAGGCACGGCACTTGCAGCGCAACTGGCGCAGATTCAGAACCAAGGCGATGTGTCCCGCGCTGAACTTGGCCTCGCCCGCGAAAGGCAGGACGCCGCAATGGCTGCCGCAGCGAAGGCGCAGGGGCTGGCGGAACAAGCTCGCAAGGAGCAGGAGGCATCTTCAATGTACGGGCCTGGAGCCGTGCAGATTTTGCGAGGCAACCTCCAGCACCCGTCCGCGCAGGCCGCGTTCCGCAATATGGCAGCCAAGGCCGATCAGACTTGGAATGGCTTCTTCACCGAGGACGCCGCAAGACTGGACGCCATGTTGGTGAGCCTTGGAATCACAGACCCCGAAACGCGCCGGTCGATAGTTCAGGAGTACGGCATAAACAGCGACATCCCTGGCCAGCAGGGGCGTGGATCACTCCTGTCTGCTTGGCGTGTCGCACACCCTGACTACGCCACCGCACCGCAGTAATGGCCATTCGCTCCCCACTGTTCGACATCTACGATCCGTACGGGATCATTGGCGAACAAGCCCGGCTGACGCCGGATTATGACCCCGACACGGGGATGCTGACTCCTGGCCGGGCCACAATCTCCGACCTCATGCCAGAGCAGGGGAGGCGTGGCATGCTCCGCTCGCTTGCGGAGATGGGCTCTAGCGGCCTGTCGGCTGTTGGCTATTTGTTGGATAGCCCCGGGGCGCTTGTGCGTGGCGTTCTTGCTGGGAAGCCGCTTAGTGTCTTCGGAACCTCCGACGAGCGCGTGACCGGCCGAGAGCTTCTTCGTCAGTACGGCATGGTTGGCGACGAAGATACGTGGAGCAACTTCGGGCTCGGGCTGGCGGGCGAGATCCTTTTGGACCCCCTGACCTACGCGAACCCATTGGCGATCCTTGGGCGCGGGGCTCTGACGCCCACCGGAAAGGCGCTGCAAGGGGCCGGGAGACTCCGCAACGCGGCAGAGGCAGCCTACGAGGGGCTGGATCCTGCTGCGGCAGTGGCGCGCGGTGCCCAGGCTCGCGAAGCCGGCACGGGCGTACGCGAGTATCTCCGTGGCTTAACGCCGCGTCAGGCTATCGCTGAATCTCCGGACCCAGTCGATGCCATGGCCCGGTGGCGGCAGCAGGCGGAGCGGTTCGGGGTTGATCCCAACAACCTAGATGCGCCAGCCGCACGGTTGATGGATGTCCGCATTCCGGGAACCAACATCGGCCTCAGCACCGACTTGCTGGGCGGCGCGTTTGGTGACCGGGTAGCGCAGGGGTTGGACTATCTCGGAGAGGCATCCAAGACCAACCCATACACCGGCCCTGCGGTTAGGGCTTTGTACGCTGGATTCAAAGCCCCCGTAAAAAGCCTGGATTACGATGTTCAGTGGGATTCCCGTCTCGCTAGGGCAGCGTCAGATCGCGCCGACGAGGCCCAGGAGCTTCTCCGCTCACGGCAGTTGCGAGAGGCAATGAGTGCGGACGTACCGGATGTGGCCAACATCAATGGCGCTAACGTCCCCATCCCAGATCGCCTCCGATCTTTCAACAGCACAGACCTCCAGCGGGCGTTGGTTGATTTTGCGGAGTCCTCGTCTGTTCCCACGGCGCCTGGTGTATACGGCCCCGTACTCAAAACTAGCGGCGACAGTGTTTCAGACTGGGTTTTGGAGAACGTCCCTGAGTTCCGCGAGATTCGCGACCTGTATCAATCTTCGACACGGCGGGCACGCGGGCTCGCGGAAGCCGCTGGGTTGCCCACGCAATCGTGGCAGAGCCAGTACGGAACAGAGTTCTTCCCACGCCAAACTAAGTGGTGGCAGCGCATCCTGAATCCCGACCGCCCGAATGCGGTGGGCCGCGTTGAGCGCCCGTGGACGCAGGGAGAAACCGTCCTCAACACAACTGACAATTTTGGGCGTGGTCGAAAGGATTACACGGACATCGCTGGCGGGCAGCGTACGTTCCGAATGCTGACCGGCAACACCAATGCCAACTTGGACTCTGCCGCACTTCAGCAGGCGTTGATCAACGCTGACGCTGATCCGGCGCGTGGAATAATGAACCGCGCCTTCGACACCATCGGCGTGCAACGGCCGTTCCAGGAGGAGTATCGGCAGGTCATCCGCTCACCGGAGTTCCAGGCAGCGTCGTCGCAGGAGCGCGCTGCAATGCTCGCTCCCGTGCGGGAACGCATGAACACCCGGCAGGATGATTTGATTAATCTCCTGCGCGGCGCAGACCTCCAGTTCGCACAGAACAACACCGGCATCTTCGACACCCCTGGATGGACGAACCTCCGCCGCTATGAGCGTGGACAGAACCGTGCCTTGGCGAACACGGATCGTGTGACGGCCCGCCTAGAGGCCTCCATCCAGCCCATCGGCCCCAATGGCCTCGCGGACGGAATGGTCCAGCTTTCAGACGCCGCATCCCGACTTGGGTATGACGCGCAGAACTTTCGCCGAATGTGGCAAAGCCGATTCCGCCAGGATTCGACAAACCTTGCCGTCCCGGAAAACTTGGTTGCGTCCCTCAAAACTCTCTCGCAGCCAACCCGATTGGGCGATGTGGAGCGCGGGATCGTTGGGACTATCGACCAGTTCACGAATGCGTTTAAGGTCGGTGCCCTCGCAGCCCCGGCGTTCCATGTTCGCAACACCTATTCCGGCGCGTTGAATGCGGCGACTTTCGGGGCCTTCAATCCGCTGGACTGGTGGGCGGCATTTCGTGCATCAGGCGGGAACTACAACGCCCTGGAGAGGCGCCTGCGAAACGCCCCCGGCTTCCAGGACCTGACGCCGCAGCAACGCATTGATCGCTTCCAGGATCTCACCGGGGCAAATCGCATTGGCGGCGGAACGATCTTCGATGATGTCACTAACCTCCCGGAGCAAGAGATCCGAGGGACATGGCTTGGCGCTGGCAACGAGCCATCTGTAGCCGATGCGTTCTACCGGCAGGGAAGATCGTGGGGCGACTTCCTCAACGACTTCTTCAGCATGCGTGGAGTTGGAATTACACAGAATCCAAACCCACGGAACACCAACCCGCTGCTTGTGGCGAACGATGCCCTTGGCTCGCGAGTCGAAGATGCGCTTCGTGGCGGCACGTTCCTGAACCAGTTGCGTAAGGGAGTTGACCCGGGGGAGGCAGCGGATCTGGTTCGCCTGAGTCAGGTGGACTACTCGCCCTCTGCCTTTACCGACTTTGAGAGAAACGTCCTGAAGCGGGCGATGCCCTTCTATAGCTTCCAGAAAGGCATCATCCCCAGCATCGCCAACAACCTCCTGTATCGCCCAGGGGGATTGATGGGCCAGTCGGTGCGGGCCGTTACGCGGGGCACGCAGCCCACGGAAGACAGCTTCCTCCCGGAGTACATGCGGCAATCCGCAGCGATCCCGCTTCCAGAAAACCTCCCGTTCATCCTGGGTGGCTCTGGCAAGGAGGGGCTGCGTCGTTACCTCACCAACGTCGATCTCCCGTGGGAAAGCACGTTCCAGCTTTTCACTCCCGGCGTTGGGGCAACGGCATCCTCCGCCTTGGCCGACACCATTAAGAAGACCGGCAGCAACGTTTTGGGAATGACGAATCCGCTCATCAAAGCCCCGCTGGAGTACGTGACGAACCGGCAGCTATACACCGGCCGCGATCTGACAGACCTCTACTCTGTGCTAGAGCGAGACCTGGGCGAGGTGGGCAGGCCGCTGGAACAGTTGGCTGTCAACTTCCTGCCGTTCGGGTCACGCGGCATTGGCCTGTACCGCCAGTTGACCGACCAGCGGCTAGACCCATCCGACCGCTACATGAAGGCAGCCTGGAATCTCCTGGCCGGGACCAAGCTGACGGACATCGACCAAGAGCGGAGCAAGCAACTCGCAGCCCGGCAGATGCTCAACGAGATGCTGCAAACCACCCCCGGCGTGCGGACCTACGAAAACGTGACCGTGCCAGAAGACGTTCTCCGTGCGATGCCCCGGGAACAGCAGCAGATGTACTTGCTGTACAAGGTCATCCAGAGCGAAGCCGCCAAGCGGGCTCGCGAGAAGAAGAAGGCCAACCTGGATCCGCTCCAGATGCTAGGAGTGGTGAACCAGTTCTAGCGGGGGCACGGCCCGTCGATTTTGCGACATGATCGCCATATCGACGTAGTGCCTCTTCATCTGGGCCGTCCTGTGACCCAGGTGTCCAGTGGCGTCTATCCCGTTTAATTCAGCGAAAGTTGCGCTGGATCTCCGCAGAAACTTGCTACTTCCTGCCATCCCAGCCCGCAGGACTAGGCGGCGAAAATGCCGTGAGAGTTGACGGCAAGGGATGAGGTCGCCAAATATACGCCCACCTCGCCGGGGCAATTCACGGATTGCAGCGAGGCACTGATCAGTCAGCACGGCAACATGCGGCTGATTGGTTTTGTGGATCACCAGGGACAGGCGATCACCACGGATCTGGTCATGGCGAATAGACAGCATGTCACCGGCACGAAGCCCAGTGGTGTAGGCCACGATCACGTAAGCCGGCAGCACCTCGCACAGGTTGCAGTAGGCCGTGCGTCCAGGCATCTCGCGGGCGACCTCCACCAAGTGAGAAATTTCCGCCTGGGTCCACGCAATCGGGTTCGGGCAGATCGTCTTGACTCGCCGCAGCGTGCGTGTACATTGATCCACCGCAAGGCCCTCCCGGAGGGCGAATCGGCGGAGTGTCCCCAACATTCTCCGATGGTTCTGGACAGTGGACGGCGAGAGTTTGGCGAGTGCGGTGGTGAGGTATGCGTCAATCTGGGGCACGGTCAAATCGGTGACCGTCCACTCTGCCAGACGCCTGACCAAAACGATCAGTTGCCATCGGTAGCCCAGCGAGGCCCCAACGTGATTGCAGTACAGGTCAACGAGGTTCAGCAGGCTCATGGTGTAGCTCTCGGGGGGGAGAAGATATCCGTCCCAGGAGAGGGGTCAAGCCCCCACAATCGCGCGCGTAGCTCAGTTGTCTACGCATGGCTGGCAGGGGTTTTCTCCCGGGACTACCCCATTCTTAGCGCCGCCTATCTGGCCGCGCTGACCACCTTCATTTTTCTTCGCTGGTCCGGCTTTGCACTGACCCTGCTGGCCTTGGGACAGCTTGGCGATTTCATCGCCGCCTACCGCCGTCTTCAGAGGATTCGGTCTAAGAACTAGGAGTGAACGTATGGACACGTTGCCAAGGAAGGTTGTCGGCATGGCGAACGCCGACTACTTCGCACAGAACGATTTCGATTCGCGGTCTTTTTTTGTCGCCGTACTGAAGGGTGGTGGATTCGCTCAAAGGTGGCTGGACCTGGGCCACAGAATCTTTGAAGGCAACAGCGCCACAAGCCTGGGATCCGACTTCGACACGCTCGTCATGGAGATTTGCGACGGCAAGGAGATGGACAAGCTCCTGGCCATTGCCCCGGCTGATGTGCTAGGCGTTGACGGCCGGCGTGGGACGAAGGCGTACAAGGAGTGGGAAGCCGAGACGGTCGCCACGGGCAAGATTGCCTGCAACGAGGAGTACGCATTCAAACTCCGCACGATGGCGGAGTCCCTGCTTGCGAACCCTGCTGCACTGAGGTGTGTGAAGGAGACGGTGGAGACTCAGGTCTCTGTCTTCTGCGAGATCAACGGCCACCGCGTGAAGGTCCGGCCTGACGGTTGTGCCATCGACTACTGGTGGGACCTGAAGTCCACCTCCGCGCCGTGGGACGAGTTGTACCGCAGCGTGTTTTCATACGGCTACTCGGAACAAGAGTGGCTTTATGTCCGTGCCGCGATGGCGATGGGCATGGATCACTTCCGCATGCCGTTTGTGTTTGTTCATTCGGTGCCGCCGTTTGATTGCCAAGTGTTCTACCTCCCACAGGAAGTTGTGGAGGAAGCCGGCCGGCGTATGGAGCGAGTCATGGAGGAAGTTCGTTTGCGGAGAGAGACGGGGATCTACACGCCCGCGACGTTTGGCGAGATCACGGAGTTAGTGATTCCGCCGTGGGCACAGAAGAAGGAGGAGGTGCTTATATGATGGACAATCAATTCATTCTCGGGCCCAGTAGTTCGCCGGAGACGGCTGAACTGACGAAGGCTTTGGCCAAGGCTCAATCGGAGTACCAGGCCGTTGCTCTGGATAGTGCGAACCCGCACTTCCGCAGCAAGTTCAGTTCGTTTGCTCAATGCTGCGAGTCCCTGCGTGGCCCGCTGACAAAGAACGGGATTGCGCTTCCCGATTTTCGTCCGGGTCTCGCAGGCTCGCAGTGGGTGCTGGTCGGCACGCTCCGGCACAGCAGCGGTCAGTACATCTCAGGCGTAGCTCCGCTTGTCAATCCGAAGGGTGACATGCAGGGCTTCGGCGCGGCGATGACGTATGCCAAGCGGACGCTCCTCATGGCGCTCACCGGAGGTTTCTCCGGTGAGGCTGACGACGACGGCAACTCCGTGCAGCACACGGCCCGCTCGTCGGAGGCGGATGCCGTCACCAAGGGGATGGAGATTGAGAGCAAGGCGACCAAGGCGCTCGCGGAAGCCAAGAGCGTGGACGAGGCAAAGAAGGTTGTCTCGTTGGTGAAGCAGCGTGTGTTGGAGAAGGCATGCCCGAAGGCGGTTCTGGAACGGATCCAGAAGAAGTTTGATGACACCTATCAGAAAGTTGAGGCGTAATCATGGATACGAATGTCTGCACGTTTACTGGGCGGATCACTAAGGACGCTGAGTCCAAGATGGTCGGCGAGACCGAGGTCGGTCGCTACTCCATCGCGGTCAATGGCCGCAAGGACAAGGTCATGTTCTTGGACTGCGATCACTGGCGTATCGGCGGCGTACTGGAGTACCTCGTCAAAGGCTGTCAGGTCTGCGTGACCGGGGAACTGGATCAGCAGTCCTGGGAGAAGGACGGACAGAAGAAGAGCAAGATGGTTTTGGCCGTCCGCTCCCTCACGTTGTTGGGCGCAGGGAAGCGCCCTGAGCCCCAGGAGGAGTTCGCCACCTTCTGATGGCTCCCCGGGGGCGAGGCAACCCCCGTCCCTCCTCGCCCCCGGGTTTTTTCTTATGGAACTCCGTGACTACCAAGAAGAGATTGTTACCGCCAACCTCCAGGCTATGGATCGTGGTGTTACCTCCACGCTCAACGGCTTGTTTACGGGTGCTGGCAAGACCGTGATCTTTGTGACATTGGCTGCACGGATTCTTGGTCGGACGTTGATCATCTGCCCGATGCGTGAGCTGGTCTGGCAGGCGATTGAAAAGGTGCGGGACATCACAGAGCAGGATCCTGATGTTGAGATGGCCGACTTCCGTGCGGAAGAGGATTACCCCAGCAAGGTGATTGTGGCATCGAAGCAGACGCTACTCAGCCGGCGGGGCGGGGAGCCGCGCTACAAGCGGTTCCGTGATTTTCAGTTGGTGATTGTGGACGAGGCTCACCTGATGTGCAGTGAGCCAGTGGTTGAGATGTTGCGTTACTTTCAAAACGACGGGGCGATGATTGCTGGGTTTACGGCGACTCCATTTCGGATGGACGGGAGGGGTTTACTATGCAGTTCTACGAACAATCCTTGTGTAACTACGACCTCCGATGGGCAATCGACAACGGCTGGTCCGTGCCCCCCGTCTGTCGCATCTCCAAGGTTGCCTCCTTGGATCTCAGCGGAATAGCAATCGTAGGCGACGACTTTAAACAATCCGCACTGGCTGACGAGATGGTCAAAGAAGCAACCCTTCAGCGAATCTGCCTGATCACTCAGGAAGAGATGGAAGGCCAGACCGTGGTGTTCACTGCGGGCGTGGCTGCGGCTGCCGGGGTGTGCCATTACCTCAACAATAACTACGGAATTCCGTCAGTTTATGTGCATGGCAAACAGGACGAGGATGAACGCCGAGAGAATCTGCGACGTTTTAAGACGCGAGATGTTCAGGTGCTGGTTAATTGCCAAGTTGTGGCCGTTGGCTTCGACTTCCCTCCAACTGCAACACTCATACTCGGAAGACCAACTCGCTCTCGGAGCTTTTGGCTCCAGTGTGTTGGCCGCGCTACTCGTCCATTGCCGGGAGTGGTCGATTTCCAGGGCTCCACTCCCGACCTCCGCCGGCAACGCATAGCCGAGAGCGCCAAGCCGCACTTCAAAATTGTTGACTGCACCGACGCCAGCCTGGATCACCGTCTCGTCACGGCCGTGGACATGTTTGTCCAGGCCGGGCCAGAGGTTGTGAAGGAGGTGAAGCGCCGTGCGGCGGAGGCCAAGGCTCCACTGACGGAAGCGGAGCTTGCTGCCCTGCGTGCGGAGGAAGAGGCCAAGCGGAAGTTGGCGTTGGAGATCGAAGCCCGCCGCGCCGCTACCAGGGGGCAGGCATCTGGAAGTATTCGCCGCCGCGAGTTTGACATTGGCGCCGGGTCGCGGTGCGTCGGCACTTACTTCAACCCGCTGAAGGGCAAGTACGCCGGCATGAAGATGTCGGAGTTAACGAATGGCTACATCCATTGGGCCTGCCGTGACCTACGTGAGGGCTGGGTGAAGAACCTGTTCAGAAAGGAAAGGGATCGCCGTGAGCGAGCCAGACTTAATTGATGCTGTGGTGCGGGAGGTGTTTGAAATCCCGCATGTGTTTCCGGAGACGTTTACCAAGGAGGAGAGTTATGAGAAAGCGGGACATGTACGCCCCAATTTTTGGCGAAGAGTATGCAGTCTACTGTCCGCTCCTTTTCGCTGGGCAGTTGTACCATCGCGTGATCGTCAACGGCGAGCCGCCGATGACGGTGGGCAAGAGCCTGGGATTGGGAAAGGCCGCAACTGTTGGCGTCCTCCGAATCCTGCGTCACTGCGGGAAGGTTCCGTCTCAGGAACGTCTGGCTCTGGTGGCCATGAGGGTGCCTGACATTACCGACGAGGACATCGCGGAATGGTTTGGCAAGCCGCTGTGGTGGGCGCACGGCGTGCGTGACGACGCCGACGCACTTCGCACGGCTGAGTTTATCCCGGACTGGATGGAGTATCTGGACGACGGTTACCAGCCGGGTGACCCAAGTCCCGAAGAAATCCTCGCGATGGCCAAGGAGATACGGCAGCGTGAGGACCGTTGGGAGAGCGTTTCTCCTGATCGGGTGGAGATTCAATCCTACCAATGGACTGGTTGGAACTATGCGGCAATTCCGAGCGGCTCTTAACAGCGGCCACCGTGCGGAGCGCGCTTGGGTTGATTCCCAGCGCGACTCCGGCCGGTCGGCGGCTCACGGCAAGAAGCTCTTGCTGACTAATCACAGCAAGACATTGGATCACTGCGGCACGCCAGACGCAGCAGTCCTCATGTCCGTGGAGATTAAAGAACGGAGTCTGAAGTTTACGTGTCCGGACGACTTTCCGTACCCGACCGTGTTCGTAGACGACACACGCGGCCTGGGCCGGGAGTTCATTCATCCATTTGCCTATGTGTTCCTGTCTTCGGTGACAGGCAAGTGGGTGTGGATCACGCCTCTAGACAGGGATGATTCATGGGAAGAGAAGACGGTGAAGGACCGCACTCGCGGTCATGACATGGGGATGCTCGTAGCACCGAAGGAGCACCTACGCCACGCAGATGAGTTGGAACAGTACCTGTACCCGCAAGATTTCCTGGAGTTCGTAGATGGAGACACCAGTCTCTTCGTCCGAGGAGGAGGAGAGGTTGAGGAAAGAGAACGATACGTTGCGAAAACGCATCCGGATGCTGGAGGCCGAGATGGAAAGACTCAGAAGAAAACTAGAAAGCACATGGGGTGAAGCATGAGAACTTATTTGATTCGTGAGCGCGGCGACAACAGCGGCAACTTGCTTGGAGTTGCTGTTGTCAGCAGCATTGCAGACCTATTTGACACCATGGACGAGTACGGGAATCCATCGGCTTTTGAATACTTGCGAGTATCGGGCACATGCGTTTTTATGCAGGGATTACCAGAGTTTGACTCTGAGTGGTGGGGAAACTCTGGTCTCGTTGAGCAGATCCCCGCAACCGATTTAGAGATTGAGTATTGCAATGCGGACGGTAATGACATCAGCAAGACGCCGCACGATTGGAAGACGATGGTCGAACTCTGCGGCGGACAAGAGAGGTTCTGGCGCATGTACAAGTCTGTCTATAAAACAGGCACTCCAGTCGTCGCGTACATGATGGGGAACCACCCGGACATCTTTGACGATGGGGGTGAGGCATGAGCCTGCTTGGAAAGCTGGAGTGGATGGCTACCGAGGGGGACGGTCTCGCACGGGAGGCCATCGGACATATCACTGATCTCCGCGAGCGGAATCATCAGCACTCGGTGAAGAACGCCGACATGCTGAAGGCACTGGATGATGCGGGACTGGAGTTTCATTACGGGCCCAACGGCCCAGCTATTGCAAGGAGGCAACGCGATGATGTGGTTCACAACCAAGCGAAAGACACCTGAGAACGTTCTGCGGTTCCGGACGCTCAACAGGAACATCCGGGTATGGATGGAGCGGACTAAGGATGGTCCATCTGCGGAGTCTGACTACGCCGTGGTGGGCAACTGGGTTCATGCTCACAAGGCGCAGCTTGATGCGGAGGATCTCGTCGCTTCTGCGGAAAGGATTAGCCAGGAGTTTCCGCGTGCGTGCTGCGTGGAAGTTCACACTGGCTCCATGACCGCCGGGGTTGTCTACCGATGATCGACCCTATGCAGTGGTTCATTGCCCTGATCTTTGCGTGTGCCATGCTGCTTTACAACCTATCCATGGGGGAGCCATGAGTGGAACGCTGATTGCCATTACAGGCGTTATCTATCTGTACGTTGCCGTGGATCAGTTTGCGCGCGGCAATACCGGGATGTCGTTGGCCTACGCCGGCTACGCATTTTCAAACATCGGGCTCTGGATGCTTGCCAAATGAACGCCGACATTCCCTTTCAGCGTGTGTGGGTCAGGCTCCCCTTCATCTCCAAGAAGGAGGGACTGGAGGAGGGCTATGCCTTTGCCGTCCAGTCCGTGGCCGGCAGGGCCCTTGGGTTCCATGTGATGTTGAAGTCCGGGGCCCACTACCGGAACGTGCCGATCCATGCGATCTGCACGGAGCCAGACGCCCCGACGATTGCCCTGAGTACATGCCAGTTGTGGGACTGCTTCTCCAGCCGGCCGATCATCACTGTGTTCTCCTACCTCCATGAACATGAGGCTATCTGCCGGACACGCACCGGGAACGTCAGCGCTTCATACCTGTTCACCGTGGACTGGCTACCGGATTCCCCGGAACGCCCAGGGTTTACGCTGCGGCCGGAACAGAACAAGTGTGCCCATGTCATGGAGACCTGGGACGGAAACCTCCTGGCACTCCCGACAAACCGCATTGCATGGACGGACGGGTATTTTATCGGTGCCCATCCAGATCCGGGGTCGGTTGGCTATTCGGTCCAGGAGGACACTTACCATTCGGAGTCTTGCTCGTTCGATGTGAGCAAGGACGAAGCGTATTTCTATGATGGCATTTCAGAAGACGAGTAGCTAAGATGACGCCGCACAAGGAAGTGCCATGATCAGTTTGATCGTGTTATTCGGGGAGCTTGCGGCTGGTGCAGCCGAGGTGGAGTACGCCCCGGTTGTCTCGTCTCCGCCGGCAGCATTCCCCTGGACGCTGACCGACATTGCGGCCCGGCTCCCGGTAAACACGGACGCCAAGGACGCCGATCTTGTCACCTACGCCCATGAAGGCAATCACTTCCTGTGCCGTGGGAAGACCGGGTTCCACGGCGTGTATATCGGAAACGGTATACGGGTCTTCATCCCCACGCCTCCGCTTCTGACGGCCGAGGTCTTCGCCGCGATCCCCAAGGAAGAACGGGGATCGATCTACGAAACCTACCGCAAGCAGGGAGCGACGGAGTACTGGTCCGTCCAGCCGCTCATGCTCCTGGACGAGTGGGCAGCGTACACCTCCGGGTCCATTACCCGGGGCGAACTGAAGCTGGCGACACGCCAGGAAAGCGACCGCTACTGCGCCGAGATGGCCACCTATGCGTGGCATCTCTGGTCGATGGCGAAGGCGCTTCCTCAATACGAATCACGGGATCTGACAGAGTTCTGCCGCTGGAACGAGGAGCGATGCAGGCTCCGCATTCCAGGCTGGAGAACGATGTTCACCCGCGAGTTTAAGTAAGACCCCGATTGTCGACCGGCGCCGGAGTTCCGGCCAAACGCCATCAGCCGAAGCCGCCCCATGGGGTAGGCGAGTGATTGGCACCACCAATGGCCCGGCCTGGGATACAGGTCAACCATTGGTTTTGCGGAAAGCAGGGCATGCTGACGACTCCAGCCCTGGATGCAAGGTCTCGGACCCGCCGCACGGAGAGAAGGATGAGAAGGCCGTGGACTCCGTAATCAACTACGCACGCCCGTCTGCCTCACTCGGCTCCGCCGTTTAACGCAGCCGTCTCCGGTTCCGGCCGGAGTCGCCTGCCTGCCTCTCTCCACCGTTTAACTGTGTGATTTACTTGCGTTGTGTACCGCCGTACACTATTCGGCACGACGGGTAGTTAGGCGTGGAGGATGATCGCGGAGGCTGAGAAGTTGTGCGGAGGTGCTTGCGGCAGGTCGTTGCCGAGATCGTGCTTTTCGGCAGACAGTCGTCGCCCTGACGGCCTACATAACATTTGCCGTGAATGCAACCGCCAGAAAACTCGGGAATGGCGTTTAGCGAATCCGGCTATGGCTTTATATCGGTCGGCTAGAACTCGCGCGTTGGATCGCACGCTGACGTTTGACCTGACCGTGGACTGGTTTTCGCAAAAACTTTCCGCTGGAGTGTGCGAGATCACAGGGATTCCGTTTGATTACGGGCACATGTCATTACGCAGGCCATCTCCAGACAGGATTGACAGTTCACTCGGATACCTGCAAGAGAACACAAGAATGATTTTGTGGGGTTTGAATGCTGCCAAGGGCCATCATTCCGACGAAGAGTTTTGCAAGTTTCTTTCAGATGTTTCTGCTGCAATAAATGAACAAGCAAGAACGCATTGATCTCCAAAGCTGGCTGGAGGAGCATCGATCTTGCGCCGTCTGCTGGTGGCCGGAGAGCGACGGCCGTCGCTGGCTGGAGGTGCATCACCTCGTTGGCGGAGCCGGACGCAAGCATGACATCAGGCAATATGTCAGGCTCTGTAACAACTGCCACACCGTCTTGCACTCGGGGTCATTCATCACTGGACTTCACGACCTGGACAAGAGTATACTCTTGGGCGTGAAGCGAGAGTGCGACCCTTCTAACTACGACCCCAAGTTCCTCGCATCACTAAAGCACAAAAAGCATCTCGGTTACGAACCAAAAGAACTACCCGATGCTTACAAGGAAGAAAGACTAAGGAACGTCCAGGGATGGTCGGCACGGAAGCCATAGTGGTCAGAGTTACTAGGCCAGACACAGTGATGATTCGCTCCGCAGTACCACAGGTGCAGTCCATGCTCACCCAGTACATGGTGCTGGAAGGTGTGTACTGCAATGACGATGCCAAGCAGGCCATCGTTGACTGGTGCGAGGTCCACCAGGAGGGCGGGCGGTTCCGGCTCATCACCTCCGACTGGTTCCGGGATCCGTACGGCCGGCTGCTTGGCGATCTCCAAGATATTTCCTCCGGGGAAACACTGACCGGGTTCCTCCTGGAGAGCGGGTTCGCATCCGAACGCCCGAACCACTACGCCGAATTGTTGGAGAGTCTCCTTCGTTCTGTGGAGCCCGAATGATGCAGGCAGGATGCAACGTCAGGACTATGGTCCACCGAATCGACTGCTACTGGGACACGCTGGGTGACGCCCGGGACTTTAAGTACGCCGGGGAGATCGGCCTGTGGGTCGCGAGGAACGAGAAGGTCTTAGACAAGAGGCGGGAGACTGAGGTCGTCCAGCTAGTCCAGGAACAGTTCCCCACCCTGAAGCTCGTCACCTCCCGGGATGACCATGGCCGGCTCGCAAGGGTAGGCGCATGACCAACGGACGGGCCAAGGGCTGTCGCGGGGAGAGGGAAGGGGCCCAGGAGTGGGCTCGGGTCACCGGCTGTCAGGCTCGGAGAGGCCAGCAATTTGCGGGCGGAACGGATTCCCCGGATGTCGTTCACGATTGCGGGGCAATCCACTTAGAGGTGAAGCGTGTTGAACGCGGTAACCCCTATGACTGGATGGATCAGGCGGTGCGTGATGCCGGTGGGAAAATCCCACTTGTCCTCCACCGCAGGAATAACCGCCCCTGGCTGGCGATTGTGAGGTTGGACGATGTCCCAGGACTGGCGAAGGAAATTGCTGCGAAAGCTCAAACGTTGGGCGGAAGATCGCTTCCCAGTCCTGTTCCCGGTGAGGGTGTACATGCGGAGACGGGACCAGATGGTGACGGATGATGGCGGAATGCTCGGGTATTTCACGATGGATGATGACTGCGAACGTGGTTGCATCGGGGTTGTGGACACCCTGAACCACGGCGAAATGATCGATACGTTTTGCGAGGAGTGGGCCCACGCGCGGTGTGCCCACCTCCTGGACACGGAGGACAACGATGAAGACACGGACCACCACCAAACCTTCTGGGCAGAGTACGGGAGGATCGTCAAAGCCAGCCGGGGAATGGAGTGGTGACGATCCATACAAGGAAGTCACCGACACCATCCACCGGCTCATGCTCCGGAAGTCCGGGTACTACGGAAACCCCGACGATGGCCCACTTTCCAACGCCCTTGGGGTGGCCCGGGACGGCATCGAACCCTGGCGTTACCAGCTTGCCAGGATCGGGGAAAAGTGCCGGCGTCTGCGGGGCGAGGCCCAGCACGATGGACACTTACTTAAAGAGACTCTGATCGATATCGCCGGCCATGCCGTGGTGGCATTGGCGTGCCTTAACCACCAGGAGCGGAAATGAATCTCAAAGTTTTGCAGTGGTTGCTGAAGCATAAGAACGTGTTGCTTCAGATTGTGGATGTCTCCAAGGGTTTCCGGAAGGATGCCAAGTACTCCGACCAGTGGGAGATCGTGGACAAGATCGCCCGACTGGTGATCCCCATCCTGGAAGCTGATGCCGTGACCCCCAAGCTCCTGACCGTGGAGTGGGACACGCTCCATGATTACGGAGACCATGACGTATCAGTTCTCGCTTGCGGTGCGGAAGTCCAGGCACTGGGCATTGACTACAAATTGTTGATCGACACGATCCTGCCGATCATCATCGCCATCCTGGAAGCCCTTGTGCGGAAGTGAGCTACGTCCACCTTCCGCCGTACAGAGTTACCTTTTCACCGACGCCGCTCTCCGAAGGAGTAGACTGGGGTCTCCACGCCTACGGCATTCCCTCCCTGTGGAAGGGCACTTGCGGAGACGGCGTCACGGTTGCGGTCGTAGACACGGGCATCGCCCCGCACTACGCGCTGGATGTGAAGGATCACCGGAACTTCTCCAGTGATTCAGACCAGCACGATACGGTGGGACATGGAACGCATGTCGCTGGCATCATCGGTGCGAAGAAGGGCCCAGCCAAGGGGATTGCTCCTGGCTGTACGCTTCTCTCATTGAAAGTCCTTGGCCACTCTGGCATGGGATCGAATGAGTCCGTAGCCCAAGCCGTGACCTACGCCACGGAAGCCAAGGTCGACATCATCTGCATGTCGCTCGGGTCTGCGAGACCGGACGCCCAGTTGCATGCTGCGATAAAGGCGGCGCACGCCAATGGGATCGTCGTCGTCTGTGCTGCTGGGAACGACGGCGGCGCAGTGGATTACCCGGCCGCGTTCCAAGAGACCATTGCAGTCGGTGCTGTGGATCGCAATGGGAATGCCTGCGAGTTCTCCTCCCGTGGGAAAGAGATCACGGTCGCTGCGCCGGGCCAGGACATCACCTCCACTTGGCTGGCTGATGGCTACGCCACGATCTCCGGGACGAGCATGGCCGCGCCCTTCGTCGCTGGCGTCCTCGCTCTGTACGTCTCCTCCTGTAAGAGAGAAGGCATGAAGGTGGACTTCCACTCCGCCACCTCCGCACTGTCCTACTCATGCCGTGATGTTGGTGAGCAGGGGCGTGACGACATCTACGGTTGGGGTCTGTTGGACCCACACAAACTGCTGAACTACGAAGTCCGCTCATCGAAGGATGGCGTGACCATCTGGATCCCCGGAGCCAAAATCCTGTGACCACCTATCAGATCCTTGCCATCGTCGCATTCCTGGGAGTGACGGCGTGGTACTACCTCCCCTCATTCAAAGCGATCATCCCTGCGAAGCCGCAACTCCTGGATCCGATTGAACAGGTGGTCAGGATCCGGGATGCGTACACCGATCCGAAAGTCACGCAGGCGTGCAATGCTCTCCTGCGTGTTCTGCTGGGGGTGGAATGATGAAACACCTCCCGCTTGTTTTTGCTGCGCTATTCGTTGCGTATACGTTTTTACCCCCACGGCCGGTCGTTGAGTCCGGTCCCGTCACTAAAGCCCTTGCGTCGGCCTCCTCCTCCGACAGGGCCAGGGTCGCCGGCATCTACCGCGCGTTAGCCGATGTGACCGCAAGGGACCGGGGTAGCCAGATCGTTTCCACAGCGATGTGGCGCGCTATCCACAGTAGCGAACTCCGACTGGCCGTGGGCGGATCCCCCTTCGTCGGGAAGTACGAAGGACTAGACAAGGCGGTAGAGGAAGTCCTCGCCAAGTCGAACTCCCTGGACAACCTGTCCCTCACGGCAGAGTCGCAAGGCCAGCCAGTGTGGAGGAACCTGGAGAAGGCTTGCCTAGAGATCGCGAGGCAAGCCGGTGGCTGAAGACTTTGAAACGCCGTACGAAATCCTGAATGCCTACCAGAATGGTGGGCTGCCCGGGTACTTCGCTGACCCGCGTGGCCGCATTGAGTTTCTGGAGACGCAGAAGTACCAGTACTTCAATGAGCCCAACATCCGTGGAATGGGTGAGGGAAAGCGTGCGTTGCTCTTCGGCTACCTCCGCACGCTAGACCCGACTGCGTTTACTGAGAATCAAATTACTGGAGATTGCGTAGCCCATGGTTCTCGCAATGCGAGGGACATGACCAGGGCAACCCGCATTCTGGTGCATGGCGAGCCGCACGACTTCTACAAGCGCGGCGCACTGGAGCCAACGTACGGGGCGCGTGGCCATGGCGGGCAGGGCATGAGCCCAGCCAAGGCGTCCAGGTTTGAGAGGGACTTCGGCTACCTCTCGCGAGAAGATCACGGCGTGGTGAACCTGACGAAGTACTCGTCAGTCGGCATCGGATGGGGCAGGACTGGTGTCCCGAACGATGTGAAAGAGAAGTGCAAGGAGCGGAACGTCGGCACCATCACGCTCGTCCGGTCACAGGCCGACCTCATGGACGCGATGATCAACGGGTACGCCGCACACTCGGGTCAGTACGCAGCGTGGGCGGCCGAACCGAACAGCCAGCACTACTACAACCGCATCTCCCCAGGCTGGAACCATGACATGGCCATCGGTGGCTATGACGATACGAAATCGTTCTGGCCCTTCCGCGTCTGGTTCCTCATGCAGGAGTGGGGACAGTGGAACCAGCGTCCCAAGGACTGGCCGGCAGACTACCCGCCTTGGGTTCCCGGCATGATCGTGGTGAAGGACGAAGACTTCCAGGTGTGCATCGACTCAGAGGATTGCTGGCTGTATTCGGATGTGCAGGGCTACCCACCCCAGAAGCTGCCCGACTTCGGCGCGATAGGACTCCTCCGCAATGAGTAAGTTGTTCCTCATTCTCGCGTCGTTCTGGGGAACGCCCGACTACACCGGGCCCGTCGCGGCGGAGGCAGCGTACGTGATCGCCACACAGAAGGCGCCGGTGCTGGTGAAGGAATGCTGCGGCCAATGCAAGGCCGGCGTGATCACGCACGGTGATGGACACAAGACGAAGTGTCCATGTCCAGATACTTGCAAGTGCAAGGCGAAGGGATGCGAAGGTGGCCAGTGCGCGCCCAAGAAGTAGCCGATGAAGCAGTCCGATACACCAAGACGAGAAGGCTCAGTAGCCGTGCCACGGATGTGGCTCTGGTGGCTATCGTCGTCTGGGATGAGGAGGCATCACTGCAAGAGTATCGGTCTCGCATCCGCACCGAATACCGCAGGCTCAACCCAGAATGCGGGTCGGTGTTCCTTCTCTTCGTTCTCCCCATTATCGCGAACCTCATCTCTCACTGGATACTGAAGTGGATATCCAAAAGAAACGCTGGCGAGATCCGCAGGCTGAAGAGCGAGGCGTCCAGTTCACTCGGCTCATCGTGAAATACAACGGACACACCCACATCTACCAGTTCCCCGATGAAGAAACCCCCGATGCGATGGAGATCATCAGACTGCATGTACTGGAAGGCCAACTACATCCGTACGCGGGCATGGTGCTAATGGGGATGACATGATGAGCGTTGACGCAGAATTCTGGATGCTTGTGATTTCGGCCTGTGCGGCCGTGATTCCGTGGGCGTTTTCAATCCACGCCAAGGTGGCGGTGATTGCCGACACGGTGCAACGCATGCCTGAGATGTTTGAAGAACTGAAAGAAACACTGGCCGACCATGAGGCTCGGCTGGAAATGCATGAGCAAGAGATCAAAACTCTCAAAGACAAAGCAGCGCCTGGTCACTGATTACCTGGACCTCGTCCACATGTTGGCGAGGTACTTCGTACAGAACCGCCCGCAATGGCAGCGGTCGCTGTACGTTGACGACCTGGAAGGGGAGGGGTTCCTCGCCCTATCGAAGGCTGCACGGACGTACGATCCCAAGAGACTCCCGTATCCGAAAGCCTACTTCGCTCGGGCCATCCTCAATGGCATGTTGAAATTCATTAAGAAGGCGACCCGCACGCCGAGAGAGAACCGCATCTCACTGGCTGACGCTGCTGACCGCATGCCGGAATACGACGAGCTAGATCACCTGCGGCTGGCGATTGAAGAGTTGCCAGAGGACGACCAGGAGATGGCGTTCAACCGCTTCATGCACGGCATGACGCTCAGGTCTCTGTCGGAGGAACATCAGATCCCGATCCGTGTGGCGAGCATGTCTGCGCAGAGGCTTGCAAGGACCGTCTCGCAATCCTTGGATATCCGGCTCGCGCCGCGATCTCCAGCCGCCGGACATGGGAAGGGCGAAGCCAAGAGCCGTCAGCGCTCCGGATGTTCTCCTTGCACAGACGCAAAGCAATCCGGGGCAGCGACTCGCCACGGTCGCGGTAAGCGATGACACGCTCGGCTAGCCTCCGCTCGGAATGCAGGGGCACATAGCAGTCACCCTGCCTGCGCCAGCCGATAGGGCGGGTTTTGTTGTAGGGCTTGCCGGTGCGCCGCTTGTGGGCCTGGGCCTCACGCACGCGCAGGCCGATCATGGCCCGCTCAAACTGAGCGAAGGCTGCCAGTTGGGAGAAGAACAACTCTCCAGCCGGCGTGTTCACATCGATCCCCAAGTCCAGGATATGGACCCGGATGCCGAGAGTCTTCCACTTCTCCAGGGTGGAGGCGGCATCTACCAAGGATCGGAAACATCTATCCACCTTGGTGAATGCGATGGCATCCCCAGGTTGGATGAGATTCCACAACTCCTTCCCCTTGGGTCGCTCTTGGAGGGGGATCTTGCCAGAGACATCCTCGTCCACGAACACACCGCCAATCTCCAGGCCGGACTTCTCAGCGAACTCACGCAGCCTGACCGACTGAGCATCAGCCGATGTCTGCTGATCATCCGTTGAGACACGGCCATAGAGATACAGTTTCATGCAAGGGAACTCCACCAGAGGAAGGCAAGGACAACCAGGGAACCAACGCAGAAGTCAGCCATCTCGCTCATCGGACCTCCAATAGTATACGGATCAGGATCTCCTTTAGCTGCACCGCAAGCAGCAAGAGGATGCATGTCGCCATGACATGCATGAGAATCAGTACATCCTTGTACATGTAGACTCCTTATCGAACAGACAACTCCGGTGCCGCCCCCCACACGTTGGTCGGCGTGGCCACCACACACTTACCGTCCGGCGCAACGTACAACACCACCGCACCAGGAGCGGGCGGAGTGGGCTTGCCGGAATGATTGACCTCGGGAAAGGCATCATCGGATTGCAAGAGAAGGTTCATGCCTGAAGGCCCGATAGTGCCGGCGAACTCCTTGTATGCTGCAAGCACATCGGCAGCGTGAGCCTTACCAGCAACCAGGGAATCCAGGCACCGCTTGGTATGAGCAAGGCCCGCCGCATTGACCGGCCAGTTGAAACCCTGCGACACCTTCTCCAAGTCAAAGAACCACTGGATCACTTCGATATCTGTCATCACTTCCCCCTGTATTTATTGACCATCTTCTGAACGTCATCCACATCCACCACCCGGCCGTTGAATACGGGGAGCCCCGTGACTCCGCGTTCCTTGTACTCACGCAGTCGTTTGCTCACTGCCTGCTGGGTGACACCCAGCTCATCGGCAATGTCCTGAATCATCCCGTCCCGATGCCGCATGACGGCGTCAATGAACGCCTCTGCGGTGATTTTCCTTGCGCGTTTCTTAGCCATCACATCACCTCCGGGTTTCTATCGCACCAAGATTGGTACACATCCTCATCATCAGGCAACCATGATACAACCTCACCGCCCATTTGAATAGCGGCCCCGGTGTAGATGACAAGCTGCCCCTCATCGTCCTCGCAGATACGGCAGTTGGGGAACATCTCCCGCACAAGGCGGGCGAACTGCTCGGTGGTCCCGTCGAACTCTTGGATCATGCTTCCTCCAAAAGAAAAAGCCTGATCTGTTGGTACAGGTCAGGCTCGGTGTCCTTCACAGCGGCCTCCGCCAGCACAAGCAGGCGGATGGCCTTGTCTACGTGATCGTCAGTCCAATGATCGCTCCTTGCCATTCGTTCCCTCCATGGTTACTCCCTACCTTCCGCTCTTCGGATTGCGTCTTCCATGTCCTGGAAACTGTTGCCGCTAGTGGCATCCTCCCAATCGAACAAGTCTTTCTCAACGATTAGGGCGACGGCTTGCTTCAGTTGGTACAGCAACTCCGGGGCAGCGGCAAACAGTTTGGCCAGACGCACGCTCGCCACATAGTCAGCGGCAATCGCATCTCCCTGGTGAATCTCGCAGTGGTTGCCCTTGTCGATCACGGTTAGGTCAGTCATCACGCAATCTCCAGTAGGTGAAGGATGTCGGACAGGACGGACTTGCGGTGCGTGCGTTCGATGTAGTCGGGTTCGATGAGGCGCAGCAGATCGTCGCTGATGGATTCGCTGACGCCATCGATCTCCCGTTGCAGCACATCCCGCAACTCCTCGGCCTGCTCGTCGGTCAGTTCAATCGTTGGCATTGGTAGTCTCCTTCGCGAGCGGTGCAATCAACTTGGCAAGCCGGTCCCAGTTGGCCTGCTTGTCTTCTCGGGCTTTCCGTTCCTCGGCATCGTAGAAATCGCCGTGCCGGGTGTCGTATAGGTCATAGCCAACATCCTCGGATGCGTAGTCCAGCGCATCCCATATCGCAGACCAATCAGCCGCAGCCAGTTCAATCGATGGCATCGCATTCCTCCTCTTCGGTTATCTCGGCCTCGTAATGCATGGTTGCCCGCCGCACTAAACTGTCGGCACACAATCCGTCCCGGTTTGCCAAGTGCAGAAGGTCAGCCATGAGGTCTGTGAGGATGTTGCCCAACTCGTTTTCCATCGACTGCCCTGTGGACTCAGAGAAATCCTCGCAGGCAGTGCGCGCCAAATCGGCACGGTCATCGTTGGTCATGTCACGCATTAACCACCTCCAAATGCACATTGCCACGGGACGAATCCCACTCACAGTTTACCGGGTCATCGGACTCATCTGCCCGGTGATCCACACACAGCGTCCACCGTCCGTACAGATCACGGGCCGAAGCCTCGGCCTCCTCACGGGTGGCAAACCGAATGCCGTTGCCAGCCCACTCATTGCCCACCTTCACCATCGGTCGAAAGCTCATGTCGTAGCCTCCTCGCCTAATAGGAATCGATCACAGTCATTCAGCCACTGCGAGTACTCGCAGTTCTTATCCGGTCGCTCGCCGTTGCTCTCGTCATAGATGTGCTGCCACAGAGCCTCATCAATCAACTCTTTCGCCCGCAGCAGCAGCCGCTCGCAGGCGATGCAGTCATGTGCGGTCATGTCATTCTCCTGCAAGGATTTCCAATCGATCCACCTCTTGGCCGTCCAACAGGCCGCGATACTGGTCACGCCACTCGCGGACATCCTCCATCGTCGGCGGTGCATTGCCGTCACACATTGCATCCCAGTCCAGCACCAGACAATCCACGCCGGGATCGGACACGCAAGACGCGATGCCGCCAGAAACATGGACGATCACACGCTCACTCGTCGTCGTCTTCGACTTCGTCATAGTCAACATCCTCCTCGTCGCATTCTGAACATCGGTTGTTGTCAAACGGGCCGCCGGCAATGTCTCCCTCCAGGTCGGCCCACGCATCGAACCACACTTCGCCGCCGCACTCGCAGCACTTGGCCCACTTGCGAGCAGCCATCTCAATTCTCCGTTCTCACTAGGAAACACTTATGTCCATGGATGGAACGCCAAGTCCGCATCCACTCTTCCGCCTCCCATCGCTCATCAAACGTCGCCACAATCTTCTTCCGTGTCCGTACTGCCCACATAGCACTCGTCCTCCAATGACGGGTCAAACGTGTAAACAATCCCGCAGTCCCGGCATCTCGCATGACCTACGTCACCTAGAACGCCGGCAAACGACACCTCGCAACAATCACAGACGGGGCATTGCATCGCCCGTCCTCCTAGTCCATACGCCCACAGTCGTACACACCTAGCACGCCATGCTCCGCGAGCATGCCAAGCGGCAGGTGGCGGGTCCTGTCTGCCTCCAGATCACCCTGTGACCATGTCCAAGAGATAACCTGCCTACGTTCAGGCTTACGCTTGCCCGGTCGCAGGTAGTACACAGACACGCCCACGCCCAGACAGCAGGAGCCCTCATCCCGGCTGCCTCGTCGCTGCCATTCCTTGGCCCACTCCAACCGCACGCGGTCGAAGGTGGGCAGCAGGCTGTCCAGATCATCAGGTTCCAGGGCCAGGACGAAATCCTTGGAGCCCTTGTATGTCTCAACTCGTCGCATTGGTTGTCTCCTTCTGTCGCTGCTCCCATTCGTATGGGAAGACCGGCACCCAAGCCCACCTCCCATCGTCCATGGACCCGCCGTAGAAGCGATCCGCATCCCAGCCCAGCTTTTCGCAGAGCAGTTTGCACGCCGCTCGGTGGTTGGCCTCGCTGTCTAACTCACTGGCCCACAGCACAGTGACCATGCGGCCGTTGGCCGTAGCCCGAACACATGAGCCGCGTGTATTCGTCGGCCCGTGATACTTGCTGGTGATTGCCACCATGTCACACCTCCTCGTTATGAACAGCGGCAGTCACATTGACGCCGCCTTGGAAAATACCGATGGCCTCGGCCCATGCACCTAGCTCGCCGGGCATGTGTCTTTCACGCCACGCCCGCGCCTGCTCCATAGTGGGCCAGTACTGCACGGAGGGGTGTGAGCCATCTCGCACCCACTGCCCATTGGAGGCAAGCCACAGGCCACGCAGCGTGATCCCGTACCGCCATTGCAGCGGCTCGTCGTCCAGCCTTCGCATGTCACACCTCACGTTCACGTAATCTGGCCCAGTGGCCCAGGGGATTTTGTCGGGACATACGTCCATGTCATTCCTCCACATATGCACGGTCTAGGTGCTGGCCGAGATAGTCCAGGCTGTCCCGGGACTCGGGAGCGAGGCTGGGATCGTTGGCCAACTGAAATTCAATAGCCGCCAGCAGCCTGTCGATGTCGGATGCCGATAGTTGCACGCTACAGGTTGGCTCTGAAGACATGTCACACCTCCCGGCCGCGAATCGCAGCCTCGCGGGTAGAAAATCCAGACGTATGGCACCACTCGCCATCCGCCTCACGCTCCAGACGAACCCAGCATTTGAGTTCGTTGGAGTAGTACGCATCGACCATGTCACACCTCACGCCTGAAGGATGGGCAGATGTGCAATGGCAGACATAATCGCCTTGCCACCATGCCCGGGAATGTAAACGTCCACTAACGACAGGCCCGCCTTGCGAGTACCCGCACCGTCACATAGACGGCACTGCTCACAGGTGAGCCGCTTGCCAGCCTCCAGGGAGGCCGGGCAGAGAATCTCACTGTCAGCAGGCACACCTCCACGCATGGTGCGGAAGGTACGCCAGCCTAGATGCTTGGCATGCTCACGCGACCACGGGCCAGTAAGACCATGGACAGATGCCATGAGATACTGCCGATAGCCCGCATACTGAACCTTTGACCACTGGTGAGTATACCCCGTCCAGCCAGCGGAAATACTGGCCAGATGGTTCATTAGCTCCAGGGGGATCAGCACCGGCTCGCCGTATGTGCCGAACCGAATCTTGCGACCCCGAATGAACTGGTCATGGTCAATGGCGGAATACTCCACGTATCGACCACGCCGGAACGCACTGTAGACCATGGCAGGGCCCTGGCCTACGTTGACATAACACGCACGGAACTTTCGCTTGCCGCGTTTGCGGACGAAAACCCCTTGCAGCGGGCAGGCGGTATCACCCGCACCGCAGATGGCGATGTCGCCACCTGTACGCACCGCCTGTACGGGATGCACATGCGACCTAATGATATAGGTCTGGAGCATACCGCCGGTCTTGATATTGCCAGACTTCCCGAGTGGCATGATCACCACATACGGGGAGCCGTCAAAGTCAGACCGGCCCCGGTGCAGAATGACACCGAGCGGACGGGCGGTGCGTGATCTTGTGACCATACGCACCTCCATGAATGGCTACCGAACGGCAGCCGAATAGCCGCAGTCGCTGCGTTTCTCCGCTGGCACCTGGGCGCTTGATCCAGATGTTTGACACTAGGGACTTTGGCCCTGCCCTGATGTGTGGCAGTTTACTACGCCAGCGGCGTGATATTCCGTGATCAGCGGTCCATCACTTCGCAGCCATCTTGGACTGCGGCTATTCGGACACCGAAAAACGGCAACCGAACCCGGACAGCGGCACGGAATAACCCATAAGGGCTGCCACTGCCCGGGATCGAATCCCGTCACTTCACCGACACGATCCGCCCATCAGCCACCACCACACTGGCGTACCAGGAGTGAGGCTTGGGATAGTGCGGCCCCTCCACGCAATGCTTGCCCGTAGAACAATCCACGGGAAACGGCCCCGGCGAGAAGATCGTCACAGCCTGCCCACTGGCAACAGCCGCTTTCAGAGCCTTCTTCGTCGGGAAGTTGATGTCACAGTACATCGTACCTCCATTGGCTGCCCGCATGCGCAGGAAGTAATACGTTTCCTTCCCGCATGGGGCGAGTTGTCGCCCCGCATGCTCGCCGTATTGATATAGGCCGCTCGCCGGAAAAATTCTTTTGAAATTTTTCGCGGGCACGCTGACCGTATATCACGGCTCAGTGTAACGGCTCACCTGGGCGGATAGTTCAATCCGCACCAGCGTTGCCGGGACGTTACTTTCCCGGCCGCACGCCGCACACGTTCGCGTGTGGCATGCTCGCCATTAGATATAGGCCGCTCGCCCAAAAAATAATTTCGGCCGCTACGATTTTTTTATTGACGCCCCGCTGGACAGCCGACTATACTTTCGCACAACCCGCCCACAACGGACGGGGAAACCTGAGGAGTGTTCAAATGTTCATTATGTACGGAATGGCGTGCGTGTGGCCCCGGCAAGACGATTACAACCCGGCCGATCTCCCGGCGGAATACCATCCGGCGGTTCTGGACTACTTCCGGCGTGCGGCCAGCAAATCCATACGCTCGGCCGAACTCTCCCCGGACAAGGGGAAACTACGGATTGCAACAGCAGTCCAGCGGAGAGGCCTACAGGAGCGGATTGAGGAGGCAGCCAGTACGGCCTACGTCTTCTGGCTGGAGAACCGCACGAAGCGTATCCCGCGAGGGGCTCACATGTCGGCCCTGTGCGGCGTGCGGCGTTTCATGGAACGGAGTGGATGGCAGGGCAGGACGGGCCAGCGTAGGGCATCACGCCGTACCGTCACAGGGGAGAGGCTCGCCATGGGAGAGCGTCTCCGGGAGCGTCACAACCCGACACCGGAGAGTGTGGCAATCGCCGTGGAGCGTATCGCCCGTACGCCCATGCATGCCGGGAAGGCCTACCGAATCGCCAAGAGTCTCGGACTCCCCGGCGTGAGGGAGTTAGTCCGGGAGGCTTGCGGGTTCTCCCCGGAGTAGTGTACGGCGTTACACTGGCACAGCGTACGCTATCGACCCCTCCCCTCTAAACGGGGGGAGGGGTTTTTCATGCGCCGGGGCGGGGAGTGTACGGAACAACAGTAGTGTACGGGGGGATAGCAAGGGGAGGGATGGGCAATGCACGCGCAACCGTCCGGCCGGGAATCGCCATTTCTAAACGACGTTTAAAAACCACCGCCTTAACCGCAGGGTGCAGCGTGGAAACCTAAGTCAATGGCACGGCTAGACTTAGGGCAAGCCTACGGCCAAGGCAGACATGGCGACACCCACCCCCATCCCCCCCCCAAATCGTCGTCGGAATCATGTCAATTCCCCACCCGACTTTTTTCAAAACCCGATGCTTCTCGCCTTTCCCCCCATGTCGCCCGCGTGTCGCCTCCCGCCAGAGGCCCAGATTCGCCCTCTAAGCCCCGTTTCGCCTCCAGGGTGACGCTGGACACTTGTTTACTAGAAAGGGCGTCTAATGGCCTGCTGTAAGTGCTGCTGCGGTCAAAGAGATTGCGTTGAGGGCGACCAGGGCAAATGTTGCTGTGGCGGAGTGAACGGCGAATGCTGCGAGGCGAACGAGTACTGCTGCAATGGCCAGTGCCGAACAGATCCGTGCCCCCCGCCAGAGTGTGGCCGATACCTTTGCGAGTACTACAGGCTCAACAACGCCTTTGACGGCGATCCAAGTTGCGGCGGGCAAGGCACTGGCACTCCTTCGGACGCGTGGTTTGTGACGCCATGGCTTAGACGGACATGCCTTGGAACCCTCGCTTGCGAAGACAACGGGTGTAGCTGCCCGGACAATGCCACGCTGAACGCAGCCGACTACGGATCCGGCATACAAGGCGATCCGTCAAAATTCACATTCAGCACTCCCTGCAATCCGCTTCCATGATTACATGTCACAAGCGTTTTTTTGAGGCGCGATGCCGCGAGCGCGGGTATTCCGTTGAGGAAGCGATGGCGTGCGTTCGTCTCATGGATGGCGAGTTGTGGACCGTTGATCCGCAGCACGCGGCATACCCAAGTGATCGCAACCAAGCCCCGCAGTCTGGCCCAGGCACAGAACTCAAAGCTCTCCTCTCCATGATCGGGATTACCTCCAGTCCCGATTGCCAATGTAATCAGCGGGCGAGGTTCATGGATGAGATTGAGGTAAAGGAACCCGGCTGGTGTGAAAGTAACTTGGAGACCATCTGCGACTGGCTCCAAGAAGAGGCGACGAAGAGGAATCTTCCCTTCCTTCGCATGGCGGGAAAGATCCTGGTGAGAAAAGCCATTCGCAATGCCCGCAAAAAGGGACAGTGATCTCTTAGGAGAATCACTATGCCAGACGGGCCGTTCCTGCTGAGTGAAGAAGAGCAAGAGGAAGAGAACCGCATTCAGCGGGAGGCTTTCGCGGAAGCGCAATTGGCCGCGATGCAGGGCCGTCCTCCACGCAAGATCACTCGCAACCCCAATGCCCAAGGCATGATCCAAGACCGCGTCACGGCCCAACAGAGCGCTCGCCGCGCATCACCCTTCGCCACAGGAAATTCCATGATGAACCACGGCGCTTCAGGCGCTTACCACGCTGCAATGGGTTCTGCACAACAGGGCAAGGCCCTTGGCGACATGATCTCCCAGACCATGGGTGCCCACCAGGACGAGAACGACTCCCGTGTCGCCCAGATGCGTGAGATGCGCCGCATGGAGCATGAGCGCATGATGAAGCAGATGGAGTTGGATGCCATCCTGGCCCGGCTGGATCAGGCCCGTCAGTCATCTGGCCCCCAGCCCAAAGCCGCCTTCCGTGGCGGAGTCATCTACTGATGTTCGACTTCCTCTTTGACGACGACTGGGAGATTGATTAATGCCGTACAAGATGCCAAATGACACAGAGGCAAGCATTCGCATGCTTCTCAACGGACTGCGCAACCAGGGCGGAAGTCCCCTGCCAGAGGTCAGTCCACCTGAGTTCGATCCAGCGATGTTCTCTCCCGATGCTCCGGCGTTCGGGAGCGATGTCCCCGGTGGAGGCGCACTCATGCAACAGGTCAACCCAGGCATGCCCGATGAGTTTATGAGTACCGACGCCCGCAACTACGAGGCAAACAGGAAGCAGGCCATCCGCGACCGAAACATGGCCCGCATGCAACCGCGCCAGAAGCCACAGGGCCGCGCATACAGCATCGACTGATACCCAACGATGGACTCTGAAGGCGACAAGATCCGCAAACTCCGCAAGGGTCTGTGGGCCAACGTCCATGCCAAGCGTGAACGCGGCGAAGCGCCCGCCAAGCCGGGTGACAAGGACTACCCAGACCCCAAGCAGTGGAGGAAGTTGAGTGGACAGCGAGGGTGACAAGATCCGGAAGCTGATTCCGAATCGTCCGGTGCGTACTCCGAATCATCCGGAGAAGTCGCACATGGTCCTGGCGAAGTCCGGTGACCAGGAGAAGCTGATCCGCTTCGGCCAACAGGGTGTCGAAGGCTCACCTGACGGATCGGCAAGGAACGAAGCCTTTAAGGCCCGCCACGCAGAGAACATCGCCAAGGGCAAGATGTCTGCGGCGTATTGGGCCAATCGCGAAAAATGGTGAGAGTTACACAGTGGTTGCAGTAACTAAACGCGAGGACGGCCGGTGGACCAAGCCGTGCCCAGAATGCGGAGAGCAGCAGGACTACCTGAGACGGTGGTATGCGATTGCTTCGCTTCGCGACGGAAAGGTGTGCAAGAAATGCTCAAACAGGAAAACGGACAACTGCCATCGCGGTCTCTGTGGCCCCGTGCGGCTTTCTTGGTTCCACAAGTTTCGCGTTAGCGCAGAACTAAGGGGCATCCCGTTTGAGATTGCCGCAGAGGATGTGGCGAGATGGCATGCGGAGCAAGACGGCCGCTGTGCCGTATCCGGTCTGGAGATAGGGTGGCAAGAAGTCGGAAGCGGCCACACGGCATCCATTGATCGCATTGACAGCAGCCTTGGCTACACGCAGGACAACTGCCAGCTAGTCCACAAGGACATCAACATGATGAAGCAGTCGTTTTCACAAGAATACTTTATTCATTTGTGCCAAGCCGTGGCAGATCGGGTGAAGTGGTAGATGGCCGACAACTGGATGGACTGGCTGCAAGGCTCTCCTGAACGCCGCGCTGCGGATCTGGAAACCCAGCGCCGCGAGTACGACAAGATCACCTCGTCCCCCGACTACCAGTGGCTAAAGGCCAAGCGGGACGAGCCAATCTACGACCGCAGCATGCGAGTGTCCGTAGATCCCCGTGCCGTTCGCATGAACGCAGTGGCTGACACGCTGTATCCTAGACGGTCTTCTGATGCATTTGACGCGGAAGAGCAGGCCGCGAACTACGTGTTCGATTACGGCGGGCGAATGCGAGATACGGCCTTTGCGTCCTCTGCTGCGGCGAGCGATGGCGAATACTTGGATGCCGCCCGTCTCGCCCTGCAAGCTCCGTTCGCTGGCGCCATTCCCCCGATGTCAGCCGGCGGCCGTGGGCAAGAGCGAGACTGGCGTGCCGCCGCCCAAGAGAATGGTGTCGGTGCTGGTTCGATCCTAGCAACGGAATATCTGACCGACCCGGAGTTCTACATCACCGCCCCTGTGTCCGGATTGAAAGCGTTCGTCTATCCCGGCCTTGCGATGCGACAGGGCGGCGCCCTGGTGCGGAGTGTCGATGACGCCATCCGCCTTATGGACCGCGCCCGCTACGGCCAAGGCGCTGCAACGCATCTTGTCGATGATGCGGGCGAAGTGATTCGCCGTCTCCGTAACACTCCCCTTCCGGTGCGCTAATGCCCAACCCAACCCGCTACGTCGCAGATGTCTCTGGTCTCGTTCCGTGGGTAGCCGACGACATCCTCGCCGGCCTGCCCCGTGCAGCCCCTGAGTCTGCTACGGAAGCCATGATGATGGCCCGCCGTGGTGCGGATGTAGACACCACCCCACTTCCCAGCGAATGGGCCCGATCAGAGGCAGAGCGTTACGGGAAGGGCTATCGCTACGTCACCCGCCAACGCGGAGTGAGAAACCCAGTCCCCAACATCTACGGTGACATTCCTGGAGAGTATCTTTCCGTCCCTCCACGCGGCGGGGTGAAGCGAGTATCAGTTCGCGTCCCGAATGATCCTCCGCGTCCGTATCCCCATGACGCATCAGCCGCCCGCCAGGAACGCCGACTGGCCAATGCCCGAGCGATCCTGGAGAGCGGCCGACAGAACCCGGAGGTCTACGACCAACTCCCGGCCGTATTCAAACTCCCGCTGAACGACGACCTCCTCGCCCGCCTCGCCGCAGAATCCCCGCAAGTCGTTCTCCGCAAGGCACTCCAAGAGAACCCCGAGATCGCCGGAGGGCTGATGGGCGCAGGAGGAGTCATGGGTGGGGGCATAGCCTATGGGCTATTG